CATCAGATGGAGGACCACCTTCTTGTGAAGCATTAACTTCTTCTTTTTGAGCATCATCAGATGGAGGACCACCTTCTTGTGAAGCATTAACTTCTTCTACTTTTTGAGCATCAGATGGAGGAACACCTTCTGGTGAAGTATTAACTTCTGAAGGTGAAGTATTAACTTCTTCTACTTTTTGAACATCAGATGAAGGACCACCTTCTACTTTTTGAACATCAGATGAAGGACCACCTTCTACTTTTTCAGGATCAGTTGAAGGACCACCTTCTTGTGAAGTATTAACTTCTGAAGGTGAAGTATTAACTTCTGAAGATGAAGCATTAACTACTTCTACTTTTTGAGCATCATCAGATGAAGTTGTTTCACCACCAGAAGGTAGTCCTTCATCTGCTCCACCTAGTAAACCATAATTCTTCAATGTTGATTTAAGAAGATTGCTTGACTTTTTTTTTCTTAATGATTTACCCTTAATAGAACCTCTTTTGTTACCATTCTTTTTATATTTTTTCATCGTTTGCTTCTTTTTATTATGAGCCTTTGATATTTTTCCTTTAGTTAATTTCATTGCTATATAAATAAAATAATATTTTTATTTATTAAATGACAACAATGAATATATCTAGACAAAATATTGCAGGAATATGTAATTTGAAATGCGACCTTGCATTTAGTTACCCAACAAGCAATTGTACAGCATCCAATTATGGAAACTCAATTAACCTTACATATGAAAATGGAACTACGCCTCCAGTAAAATATAATAATCTTGATTATAATGTTCAAAGTGTTGAAATAGTAACGCCATCTAGACATCTTTATAATGGAGAAGAAGTGCCTGGAGAGGTTTATATAAATCATGTATCAACAACAGGTGGTCCAGCTCTAGCGATTTGTATTCCAATTATGCAAGGAAGTATAAGCAATAAAATGTTAGAAGATATTATTTTACAAGTCTCTACTGGTGCAGCAAATGCTGGTGAAAACACTGTTGTAAAAACAGACTATAATTTAAAGAATATAGTCCCAGTTAAACCATTTTTCAATTATAATGCGGCAAACACAGAATGGGTTGTATTTGGTATGGCTGAATCTATAAAATTGATTTCAACAACTATTGAAACTTTAAAAAAGTTAGTAACCCCTCTTTCACCAATTATAGATGGTTCTAAATTATATGTAAATACTTTTGGTCCAAATAAAACAAATAATGATGGACAAATTTATATTGACTGTCAACCAACTGGGAGTTCAGAAGAGACAACAAATGTTGAAGAAGACAAAAGTACTACAGCTGATATTTCTTTTAGTTTTAACGATATATTAACAAGTCCAATTTTTATATATTTAATGGGAGGACTAATAATTTTTGTTCTTATGTTAGGGTTTAAAGCAATTATAGGAGTTATAACAGGAACAGCAAAAATACCATCTTTCAAAAAAAAGCAAAGTTAGAATAAATAATAAAAATATTAATTATATTTTATTATTTATTTAGATTACGCCACTATAACCAATTGGTGCAGCTTCGTGTAAATTATCTAAAATTGGTGAGAATGAAGGAGGAGTACTAGTATCATCAGTCTTATTAATAGGTGCCATTTTCTTGACAATTTCTTGTTCCAAAGTATATGGGAATTGATTATATAATGTCAATTCACAAGATTTCTTTGTTTCTGTAGGAACATATTTTTGTAAAGCATATGTTCCTGTAGATTCAGAAGAACGCTTAATTAAATCAAATGCTACGTATAATCCAATAACACCTAAAACTGGATTTGTGTAAGAGAAAAGTAAAATAGCAATAGTAATCACAATAATTTTTCCATATGTAGTATCAATAACAGAAGCAAGGGATTCTGGAATTTTATAACCCATTAAAATGTAAATAATAAAAAGAATTGTTAATAAAATCTCTCCTTTTCTTTCTCTTTTAAATAGATCCTTAAAAATGTCCATATATCATAATTGTATATTATATTCTAAAAAAACTCATAAAACTGAGCTAATAATATTTTCTAGTTAAAATTGAAATGACTTAATAACATTTTATTATTTAATAATATAACCTCGTGCTAAATGATGTCTGAAAATTCAACTGTTCTAAATACCTACCTCGGTCAAAAGGGATATACGATTTTAAAAAAAGATTTAACACCAGAACAATGTTCTCAAATCAAAAAAGAATTAATAGCTAAACCTTCAACCCAATCTGCCCCTGGAATAAATTCTATTCAGGTAACATTTCCCATTTATCGCGAATCAGCTAAGAAATTGTATATGCCACGTTATTATGGAGAATTAAACTTTGGAAAACCGAAAACGGTGCAAATCCCAGAAGGTGACACTACAAATATTACATTTTCAGGAGGATTAAGGGAAAATCAGAAGCCTGTAGTGTCTACATATTTATCACACGTATCATCATCACAGGGTGGTGGTGGTCTATTAGAACTTTTCTGCGGATTTGGTAAAACGTGTATCGCACTCTATATTTGTGCTCAATTAAAGAAGAAGGCACTTATTATTGTGCATAAGGAATTTCTAATGAATCAATGGATAGAGAGAATAAATGAATTCTTGCCTGGTTCAAGAATAGGCAAAATACAAGGACAAATAATTGATATTGAAGAAAAAGATATTGTTATTGGAATGCTTCAATCTCTTTCAATGAAAGATTATCCCGATTCAATGTTCTCAAGTTTTGGTCTAACTATTATAGACGAAGTGCATCATATATCTAGTGAAGTCTTTAGTCAAGCATTGTTCAAAATAGTAACATTTTATACTTTAGGTTTATCAGCTACAATGGAGCGCAAAGATGGAACAACTAGTGTATTCAAGATGTTCTTAGGTGATATATTATATAAGAGCAAGAGAGAAGAAGATCACGATGTTGTTGTTAGAGGTATTGAATATATATCAAATGATGAAGAATTCAATGAAGTGCCAACTGATTGGAAAGGAAATGTACAATATAGTACATTAATTTGTAAGTTATGCACCTTTAATCACAGAAGTGAATTTATTTTGAGAATTTTGAAAGATATGATTCAAGAAAATCCTTCACAACAGATAATGATTATTGCACATAATAGGAATTTGCTTAAGTATTTGTATGATGCTATTGAACATAGAAATATTGCCACAGTTGGTTACTATGTTGGTGGTATGAAAGAGAAAGCATTGAAAGAAAGTGAGACCAAGAAGGTCATAATAGCAACATATTCTATGGCAGCAGAGGGTTTGGACATAAAATCACTTTCTGCACTTATTATGGCCACACCTAAAACTGATATAGAACAGACAGTCGGACGTATTTTAAGAGAAAAACATAGCAGTCCAATCATTGTAGATATTATTGACAAACATACAACATTGCAAAACCAATGGAAAAAGAGGAAAACATTTTATAACAAACAAAATTATAAAATAATTTGCACAAATAGCATTGATTATAATCCTGATATCAATACTTGGAGTAAACCAAAAAAAACTACTAATACAGGAAAGTGTTTATTGAAAATACAAAAAAATAAATAATAAATAAAAATTTCATAATCTTAACTTCAATTTATAATTTTGTAAATAACTTTGGTAAACATTTCTTCGTATAATAAAGATTATTACTTATCTTCCCATAAGGAATCAATATCATAGTTTCATTTTATTTTTAAATAATTCTATATCTATATCATTTTTCTTTATTATATCAAGTTGTTTATTTTCAATTGTTTCAATTGTATTATCTAATAATGTTATTTTTTCGCAAATAATTTTAACTTCTTCTGTATCATCCAAAACGTCTTCATAATGTTTGTATTCTTCATATGTATTACGAATATCATATACAATATTTTCGTAATCCAAAATTTGTTTAATTATATTATTCTTCTCGTTATTCAATAATAAATACTCTTCTGTTTTTTTGATATTTTCAAGCTTTTGAAGTTGCTTATCAATTTCATATTGCTGTTCTTCTCGTTTTTTATTCTCAATTTCAATATAAATACTTTCATCATAATAAGTTTTACGATATTCATTATAATATTGTATTATATTTTGTAATTTAATTTGATTACTTGGTGTGAGTTTTTCCATTATAATATATTGTATATAATTTTATATAAGTTTAAATTATACAAATCTGAAAATTTTTAATTCCATATTTGAGCTCCTTTGCCAACAAAGTGGTTATAATTATCAACGCCAGTAGGATAACGTTCAAAAGGTGCTGGATTTGCTAATGCAGAATTGCTAGCAGTAAGATTTCCACCAACGCTATAACCATAACTTCTTGCTACATTCCCCATAAATTGATGATAACCTCCTCTTTGTCCACTGCTTCTGCTTGTCCCTCTTCTAGCACTTCTCGCAATACTTCTTTTTTTCATATGACGCGATTTTTTTCCACCTTGAAATTTAAGATTTTTTTTCATTGTCTTAAACATTGATGAAAATCTCTTTTTAATTCCTTTTAAGGATAATTTTTTCCCGGCCATTTTCTTATACTTATTAGAGATTATTTTAATTCTACTTTTAATATCTTTAAATGTCTTTTTTGAACCGCCTTTCATATTTAATTCACTTGCAGCAGCAGACGCAACATTATTTGACGCAAACGCAGGTGTAATACCAAACTTAGCATTAAGTTCATCTGAACCAAAACCTCCTGAATAGTGTGTTCCTGTTCCAACTAAATTAAAATCTATATTTTTGTAAGGAGTTCCTAGATTTGATATTGGTTGAGGATCTAGCTTGTTCATATATATTAGGCTTTATTTTTTCATTATAAGAAAGTTCTTTTTTACAGACAATTCTCTCGCCTTTATGTGCAAGTCTAATTGGTTCCCATTTTTTAAATTTATAGTTATATGCGCATAATATATTATAAACGCGGTCTAAAAATACAAATTTATCCAGACTATCGTTTTGAAAATCGTCTTCATCATCACTTTCTTCTAATGCATCTAAATTACTATTCTCCTTAATATTTCTGAATAGGTTGTTCATCATTACACTTGAATTATAATTAGAAATATATGCAATGCCTTCTAAATGATCATCGGACGTATATAAATAATATATGTCATTTTGAATGTCTGGTTTAACTTTGAAGACCTTTTCTCTCTTATTATCATTTTCATAATTAGAAAAAAGATTGGTTTTATTGTATATTAAAACCTTTATTTGTTTTTTCCAGTTTTTAATAAAATTTATGGATTTAATTTTATATTGTAAAAAATCAACCTCCTTTATTAATGATTCAAAACTACTTTTCATTAACGGCAACCCAAAAACTACTGAATTTTCAAAATGCGCGAATTGTTCTAATTCATTTTTAAATATCATTTCTAAAAAATAAAATTTATTTAAAGAACCCTTTCCATTTACATTTTTTCCACCGCAATAAAATATATCTTCAATAGTAAAAAACCTAGTTGAATTTTTATTAAATATTGTTCCGTAAAATATCGTTCCAACTCCATAACATAAAGTGCCTTTAAAAGAACAGGGAACAATCTCAATGTCATTTATTTGTTTATTATCTGTAATTTCAAGAATCATACACACATTTTTATTTTTGAAAATAGTAAACCAAGCAAAGAACTTCTTACCTTCAGGGATTGCAATAACATAATCAAAATCATAAACCTTCTTATGCACAATCGTTTCATAAGAAAGTTCTATATTAGGAAAACAGCCCAATATTTCTGCCTTTTCAGATTCTTGTATAATCATCCTTTTAATATATAAATAATATTAATATATCTTTATATTGTTAAATTAATAATTTAGAACAACTCCCATTATGAATAATAAACTATTTTTACACCTTTTAACATTTGAAACGCCGATTTCAATATAAAAAGAATACTTATATATTATAAATAAATGGATTTTGTGTTTGTATTAATTTGTGGAAGTGAATGGGAAGATATAACTATATTATTGTCAGAAGAAGATGCTATAAATGAATCAAAAAACTATCCAAATGACAGAGTTGAAATTTTTAGTAAAAATAATAAATTAAGATTTACACCTAGTTATAATTACTATAAAAATGGAATACTTGTAAAAAGCTCGTAATTTTATATTAGGAAAGAACCAGCGTTTGAAATGTTAAAAGGTGTAATAATAACCATAGTGAATGCGAGCTTGTAAGTAAATATTATTTTTACAATGGTTTCCCCAATTAGATAAGAAAACGACTAAAAATAATTAGAAGGTGGTAATTGACATTTTATAATTTCAATTTCTAAAAGAATATCTTCCTTTAAATTAAAAAACTTCACCTTCATTGTTTCGTATTTTTCTATTTTTTCTTTATAAAAGTTGCATCCATTTGATTTTTTCATTAAAAACTCAAGTAAACCATCAATTATATCAATTTTAATTTCTATTTCTTTTAATTTGTCAATTTCACTTTTTAATTTTAGTTTTAGTATATTTTTTTGATTGTCATCTTTTATATTCAAATTTTTAATACTATCTTCAATCCCTTTTTCTATTTCTTCATTTGTGATAACCTCTTTTTTTGAATAATTATTATTTTTAAGATTAAGATTTATCATTGATATATTTCCGAAATTGGAGTTATTCATTATATAATTTGATAGATTTTCTTTACACCTTTTCTCATTTCATAACTTGTGAAAACGCCCATAAAAATTTACTTAATTAAATATAATAATATACTTAATATAATGTTATTTATAGAATTTTAAACAAATATAAATTCTGGTATCAATATTTTACACTCTTGAAGATTTAAAATGGGATAAAAATTCCATTAAAAATTAACAAGGGTTGCCCTTCACAGAGCGTGTAAATTTTGGTTTTACTGGTTCGTCTAAACCAGTTGAAGTATTACAGGAACGGTTGCTTCTTGATAAATAATTTGGTCTTTCTTTATTATTTATCGCATTATAAGCAATCTTATAAATATTTGTAGCACCATTTACATCTCTATTCCAATAACCGCATCCATTTTTACAACAAATCAGTCCATGGACGATAATGTTTCCAGTTCTGTATGGTTTTGGATTTTACCTAAAAATCGTCTTTTTACATATACCTATTTCACATTTAGAACACATACAATTCGTTATAAATTCATCAATCAAGTATGTTTGAAATCCTACTTTACTATGAAATACGAACTATTGAACAATCAAAATAACAATCACCAGTCGTGTTGGGCTTTTGATAAGGTGTGAATTTCACATATATTGTGTGTGGTTGATCATTATTAATTATACGAGTAAAATTTATAGATGATAAATAAAATGAGCTACTTATATAATTACCTTGTGGACTAACCATGCATAAAATATCTTCACTCCTATCAGAAGAGGTCGATAAAAATGTGTACCAAAAATTGTATGGATTCGCCGACACTAAATAGAATATATTAACTGAAATTATGTATACACCAATACCTATATCAAAGTGACAAGCTGTGAGTATGTTTATATTATCACCATAGCTAAGTATACCTGCTTTATTTTCATTATATCCTATAGAATTAGAAGTAAAAGTTGGTAAATTAGTATAATTTACATTATATGACATTTATATAGATATATATATATATGTTTATTATAATTTAACCGAAATTTTATAATCTTCGCTTTTATGTGTCATTTCTATAATAAAAATAGTAAAAACTTACTCAAAATTTGTCTCATTTTAAATATTCAAGGGTGTAAAGTACAGAAATATTATAGTAACTACACATAAGGTTGGATATTCAAAGATGTAAACGAATCTAATGTTGAAATATTAGACGAACCACCAGATAAATTATCCCCCTTAAGTTGTTTTTTCAAAAATGATTTTAACTCATTTTTCATTGAATTTATTTCATTTTTGGTTTCTTGATTTATGTCTAATTCACTTAACTTTGTTGTTCCATCATTTGAATTTGTAATATCACTTTGTGAACCTTGTGACAATATATTATATATATTTTCATACTTTTGCGCAGGAGCATTTATTAAATCCTTAATCTTTGGTACTGTTAATGTGCTTTTAAAAAATAATATTAGATGATGAACTAAAAATATCATTATAATAGAAATAATAGTAATTTGCAATGACCAAAATATCATAATTTATATTATTACTTTAACACAGATAAAAACCATTCTGTTTCTTCGGCAAATAATTGAATGTCTAAATAAAATGCACATTTTTATTTTCTACTTTTCCTGCTTCTGCTTTTTCTGCTTCTGCTTTTGTTTCTTCTTCTTCTGCTTCTGCTTCTTCCTTTTGCCTCATCACTACTACTAAGAATCATACTTCCAAATTTATTATATCTTCCAATACTATCTTTAATTAAATAACAAGTTTTTCTGGTTTTTCCTTTTTTTCCCAAACCCTTTTTGATAACTTTCCATAATCCAGAATTTTCTTGATTATCTGTTTTATAATCTATAGTATCTCCTATTTTTATTTTTTTATTTTTATTTATATATTCATCTAAACCTCCTTCTACATTTTTTGGATTATCAAAATGTACTTCAACATCGTCGTCATCATAAAGAATATGTTTTGACATATATATAAATATAATTATATTATAATATTATAATATTTTATGAAATATTAGACATATTTTATTTTGTAAAAGTTCCACTGCATATACAGTTGTATATTTATAAATAGATATTCAAAATATTCATTAAATTATAAAATAATTTATATATATTAAACTATTTAAACCTAATCAATAAAATAAACTATAATATTAAAATATGCCACAAAATATTGGAATTATTATTATTGACAAATCTGGAAATATTAGTACTTTGAAAATTAAGGAGTTTGACGAAAAAGAATTGTATAAAAAATGCAATTTCAAAAAACCAGAAGGCTTTATAAAACAAACACAATGGAAACTGAAAAGTGATGGTAAAAAATGGGTTGTGTCTGTTTATGCAAAAACCGAAGGAAAGGCTAATATGGAAAACAAGTATGATTTTCCTCCACCAATTGATTCTAAATTATTTTTTGGTAGTTGCGCTTTAGTTTGTCAACAAATTCAAGAAGATTCGTCACTTGTTTATCTTTCATTAAGCGTTGAACAATGGGAAAAGTTTTATGAAAAATTATTTGGTGGATTTGAAAATTTGGCAGACACTGCGGTTGCAGATGAAGCAGAAGAAGATGAGCTTGAATCAATTCCTGCTGAAAAGAAAACCAAGCACGGCTATTTAAAGGACGGGTTTGTAGTTGATGATGTAGTAGAAGAAGAAGAATATATAAGTGAATGTGATGAAGATGAAGAAAGTGATGAATTAGAAGAAAGTGGTGAAAGTGATGAACAAGATGATGAATTAGATGGAGAAATTGAAGACATCGGTTCTGAATTATCTGAAGAAGATTATGATTATGATAGTGATGAAGAAGAAAAATAATTAAAATAAAATTGAATAAGATTTAAATGTATTTTATATGATTTATAATACAATACAATGCGAATAATAAAATCACCGGATTCCTTCAGAAATAATATTAGAATCAAACTCCAAGATTTTGTACCAGATGCAAAAAATAGTAAAAATCTTGAAATAGGCATCTACAATTATGCTTTAAAAGAGGCAAATAACCGCAAGATTATTAAGAAATGGGATAATCCTTATTTTGTAAAAATTTATGTGGATCAATTACGGAGCATTTATTTAAATTTACAAAAAAATCCACATATTAGTGAACAAATTGATAAGGGTGAAATAAGACCACATAAAGTTGCATTTATGACACATCAAGAAATGTCGCCTCAAAAATGGGATACCTTAATTGATGCTAAGATTAAACGTGACAAGATAAAATACGAGACGAATATGGAAGCGGCAACAGATACATTTAAATGCAGAAAATGTCATACTAATAAATGCACATATTATCAATTGCAAACTCGTTCTGCTGATGAGCCGATGACAACATTCGTCACTTGTTTAGAGTGTGGCAATCGTTGGAAGTGTTAACCACTGCTATTACTAATAATATTTTTGATAATTTCATCAGGGAACATAGGGTCTACTTTTCGTAAAAACATTGTATATTTATTTTTTTTAAGAAAGTCTTTGATAAATGCGATGTCATTACTTGTTACACCTTTAAACAAATATGGACTTGATGGTGTAATTCGTCTAGACCAATCAGCTGCGTGTGTAGATTCATTTATAACATCTTTTAATAAACCTTGTGATTTTAATATGATTGCGAATATACTTTCATTTGCAATAATTCCATTACAAATTATATTATAAATTTTTCCATTAACTTTTATGTATTTAAAACAAGCTAGAACGTCTTCTCTCTTTAAAACAAACCAAGGTTCATTTTTTAAATGAAACTCTGGTGTTAATAACCTCAAGTTAGCCTGTTTTTTATATTGAACATTCCAATGAACATAACCATTTTTCAGAATACTATTATTATTATTTTGAAAAAATAAATCTCTGAATTTTTCAGGACTTATAATTGGAACACATGATTCAGTCAACAAGCAAAACCATTTATTTGTATCATCTTGTTTTATAGCGTAATAAAGAACGCTCATATACGCTGGAACTACATAGTAATAAGAAGTTTGCATACATAAATGTGGTGGTATACAATGTGATTTTATCCAAGGACTAGAAATAGTTGCATAATCTTTGTAATGAAAATATACATTGATAATGTCCTTATTTGGTTCAATCCATTCCTTCCACAGTAGTTCTTTATTTAATATTTGTTTATAACTAATAATAAAACAAAGCGCGACTTTTTTATTCATTAATCAAATGAAATATAATATATATTTTTATTTTACATATTATATTTACATTCTGCAAATGCATTATTGCTAGATATAAAAATTGCTAAAAGCATATGTTTCTTATATTTTTACAAAATATAAAAAAATATAAGTACTTCAATAATAATCAAATAATATTACAATAAAAGTGCACTCATTTTTATAGGTAAATAATAAATCCCGTAGTGCTGAGGAGCAATAGATATAGCATTATTGTCTACAGAAATTCTAATTATGTAAGAATATGTTCCTTGAGAACCAATCGGTCCAGTAGCACCAGGAAAACCTCTGAAACCATTCGGACCAGGAGCTCCTTGTGGCCCAGGTGAAGTATTAGAGTTTGAATTACAAAATTTTTTTTGTGAATTATAATTGGAATAACTATACATATGTCTTTAATCAATAGACATATAATAATAATTAATTTTTATACAATAGACAATTTTAAAAATCAACTAATTCAAGGTCACTTACTCTCCAGAATTCACAACCTCCTCCAGGAATTGGGCGTTTAATGATAAATGGAATTCTTTTTTGATTAAGCTCCATTTCTGCTATTAAGTAACCATCAATTATATTTTCAGGTACTTTAACAAATGTACTCATACCAGAATTTATTTGTTTTGCCCTTTGTCCTAAAATTCTGGCCTTTTCATATTTAGTTAAATATGGCAAAGTCTTATGAAAATCATCAATAATATTATTTTTTGAGTCACGAACTATTTTTGACATAGCAATAATTTCATCAAAATTCACATTTACACATTCAGGATGATTATCAGAAATATAATTTTTGTTAATTTCTTCATTAAATTTCTGCAAATATAAATCATCATATTCATCATCATCAATATCAGCCCCTCCACTTTGCTGAATGGTTGTTAGTGATGAGTTAATGGCCTTTTTAGTATTTTTTCCTTTTTTAGAACCACCATAAATTTCGTCGTCTAAATCTTCTTCTTCGCTATCATCATCTTCTTCATCATCATCTTCATTATCTAAATCACTTTCAGATGATGATGATTCATCCTTTTTATCTTCTTCTTCTTCTTCTTCTTCTTCTTCTTCATCGTTATCTTCAATAATATCATCATCAGAAGAACTTGAGTCATCATCTTCAGTTGTTTTATCTGCTGTTGATGTAGTAGTTGTTCTAGGATTTGTAGTAGTAGTAATATTTTTAATTGTATTATTATCAGACGTTTCAGATGTTTCAGATTCGGAATCAGAAATATCATAAATAGACTCAGTATCTTCAAAATCGCTCATGTTATTATATATATTACTAGTGAATCTTTTAAATAAAAAATCAATTTTTTATTTAAACATTTTATAAAGATACAGATATAAATTTGTAACATAACAAAAGAAGTTACTAACTATCAATATTCCAAACTTTATCACAACACGAACACATATAAATATATTTCAAATTAATATCATCATATCTGATAGATATAATTTCACGTGGTTTGTCCAATTTATTTGTATCGCAATCAACATTTGGACATAAAATTGTGCTAATTCTCGGTAATGTTGGGTCAAGTTTTGTATACTTGTTAATAATATGTTCAAAATTTTGTTCACCTTTCTTAATCTGAGTCTTTGATACACATACATTATCAACGTTCATTAAATTATCCTCATTTCCACAATTGCGACAATAATAAACGAGTTTATTCGGATCATCAGCGTTAATTCTAATATAATACATCATATTGCATATTCCACAGAAGTGCATATTTGCTATTATAATATAGTAATATTATAACATTATATATTTAAATTCAAATCAATTTTCTTTATAATTATTTTTCTATTTTCATTAAATCTAAAATAGCTTTGAAATTAGCAAGAAGTTGCGGATAATCTATTTTAACTTTCATTTTATACATTGATGTTCTTAAACTTTGAACAGGTTGGGTTTTTGCCATTTCGGTTAAGAATTTTTCCAAATCTCCAGAATTTTTCAAAAAGTTTTCTTTTACAAAAGGATAAAAACACAAGAAGTTGTCTTGATATACACTTTTTGTTTTTTGAACTATTTTTAATATAGCAATATCAATATTTTTATATTCAATAATTTTAGTATAATTATCATAATCAGGATGTTTATCAGTTACACCAGGTTCATTCAATAATGGATTTTTGCATAATAATGTGCAAAGCGTTAACAAAATAGTAGATATTGATTGACAAGAAGTCCATTGTTCACCTCTCCATGTATTTAAGAGAGAAACGCAAACCTTTCCACACGTATAAAGATTCGGATTAAACCGAATCATTTCATCGTTTGTTTTGAATAGTACTATTGGTGGTGTATGAGGATAATCGGTAGGAAATCTAAATTCAAAGAAAAAATTGCCACCATAATAAGGTGTGTCAGAAGGTCCAACAATGAGTGCATACCCTTTTAATATATCTTCGTCGTCATGTGCATAATATATGCCATTATCAGTTAACGGATTTTTAATTATATCTTTTACATCTTTTAACAAGCGATAAATTGTTTCTTTTTTTAGAGTTATTGACATATTATTTTTATATTTATATGTAAAGATATGTTTATGTTGATTTTTACAACAATATAAAAGTAAACGATATTATAATGCAGTTATATATAATACACACAAATTAACTATGAAAAACCAGATATTTTAATATAAAAAAAAATGAAATAGAAATTTGTCAATATATATTAACAATATCAATATAATGAAAAGCTCAAAATTTAAAGATTTAAAAGAATTCTTAGCCAAACATAGTGCAAAAAACGTGGAAGGTGGTGAAATAACACATACTAGAATTGGTTCCAAGGATTATAATGTATATGGAGGTTCTTATTGTATTCCAAAGGAAGACATAGAAGAATTTTATGACTTGTATTACAATGATGTCTTTTTGAAAAAACACATAGAGTATCTCACAGAAAAACAGCTTTCAGAAAATGGTCCAATTGTTGTAGATTTTGATTTTAGATACAATCACGATGTGGAAACTCGTAAACACACAAAAGAGCATATACAGGATATAATTGCATTAATTTATCTAGAGATAATTAAGGAGTTCTTCTTATTTGAAGATAAAAAGCCATTTTCGGTTTATGTTTTTGAAAAACCTGATGTAAATAGGTTGACAGATGGGTCATTGACTAAAGACGGTATTCATATGATTATTGGGATTAAAATGGATCATATTATGCAAACCATTTTACGTGAGAAAGTATTAAAAAAAATACCAGAAATTTGTGATCTTCCTTTAATAAATACTTGGGACTCAGTATTGGATGAAGGAATTAGCAAAGGAACAACTAATTGGCAATTATACGGTTCAAGAAAACCAGGCAACACTGCATATGAACTAACACAACAATATGAAATAAGCTACGATTCAAGTGATGGTGAATTTATGATGATTGAAAAAAAAATTAGCGAATTTAACTTTGAAAAGGATTTCAAAAAGTTATCAGTACAATATGATGAACACCCTTGTTTTGCAATAAATCCTAAATTTGAGAATGAATACAAAGAGAGAAAAAATGGGTCAAAAAGCAATTCCATAAAACTTAAGAAGGCTAAAAGTAAGACAAAAATACGTTTGTTGTGTGAAAATGAAGATGAAAAACCGGAAGATTATATTGCCATTGAAGATATTGTTGATGCCGAAACCTTGAATAAAGCTGTTGCTATTATGTTGAATGAATTTGGACCAAGCGAATATGAATTGAAAGAAATACATGAATATACACAAATTTTACCAGAAAAATATTATGAACCAGGTTCGCATTTATTAAATACACAAGTGGCCTTTGCATTGAAACATACAGATGACAGACTCTTCTTGTCTTGGGTTAAATTAAGAAGTAAAGCTAGTGATTTTGATTACAATTCAATTCCTGACCTGTTAAATAGATGGAAAAAACATTTTAAAGAGAGAAAAAACGGAATTACAAAAAAATCAATTATATATTGGGCAAAGCAAGATGCATTTAATGAATATGAGAAGGTTCGCGAAAATACAGTTAGCCATTTTATTAACGAATCATTGAGTTCTCCAACAGAATTTGATTTTGGAATAGTTTTGTATCATATGTTCAAAGATAAATATGTTTGTAGTAGTATTACAAATAAAACATGGTATGAATTTAAGAAACATAGATGGATTCCTGATCTAGGGCAAAGTTTGAGAATGGCGATTTCGGTTGAAATGTACATAGAATATTCAAAAAAAATAAAAATGCTTGTTGAAGAAATGCAATTATGTGAATTGGAATCCGAAAACTATAATTCAATAAACAAGCGCATTCAAAACATTACTTTATTATCACAAAAATTAAAAAGGACTACTGATAAAAACAATATAATGCGTGAAGCAGCCGAAATATTCTATGACAAAATGTTTGTAAGTAACATGGATACAAATAAGTATCTAATGTGTTTTAATAATGGTGTGATTGATTTTGAAACAAAAACATTTCGCGATGGATATCCTCAAGATTATATTACAAAGTCAACAAATATTGATTATATTCATTATGACGAAGAAAAATATTCTGAAGAAATTTCATATGTTGATAATTTTATGAATAAATTATTTCCAATAAAGTCACTGAACAAATATATGTGGGAACATTTGGCGTCAACTCTTATTGGTGAAAATTTAAATCAAACATTCAATATTTATAGGGGGTCTGGTAGCAATGGTAAATCATTATTGGCAGATTTAATGTCACAAACATTAGGTGAATATAAAGGAACTGTACCAATCACACTTGTAACAGATAAACGAAATTCAATTGGAGGGACATCTTCTGAAATTATGCAATTAAAAGGTATTCGTTATGCAGTAATGCAAGAACCGAGTAAAGGTGCTAAGATAAATGATGGTGTTATGAAGGAACTAACTGGAGGAGATCCTATCCAAGGGAGAGCGCTTTATTGCGATATGGAAACATTTACATTACAGTGTAGTTTAGTAGTATGTACAAATGTATTATTTGATGTTGAAAGTAATGATGATGGTGTATGGAGACGCATTCGTCTTGTTGACTTTATGTCAAAATTTGTTGACCCAGGAACTCCTGATGATCCAGAAAATCCATACCAGTTTCCAAAAGATAAAAACCTGAAAGATAAATTGTTAAAATACGTTAAAATATTTGCATCAAAATTGGTTAAAATTGCATTTGAAACAAATGGTCATGTAGAAGATTGTGATATTGTTATGACATCTTCTAATAAATATCGTCAAGGTCAAGACCATATTTCAGCGTTTATTAATGAAATGGTTAGAAAATGTGAAGGGAAAAAAATTAAAAAGAGTGAATTATGTGAACAATTTAAATTATGGTTTCAAGAGCAACAAGGTTCTAGAAAAATACCAAAAGGTTCTGAACTATGTGAATGTATGGATAATAAATTCGGAAAATGTAAGACGTCTTCATGGCAAAATGTTGAGATTATTTATCCAGATAAAGAAGATGAAGTATCAGATGTGTGATAGAATAAATTATAAGTTATTAGAATATAATATTTTATAATTTATAAATCCTTATAAATATTTTTTGGAAGCATATCAGAAATATGTTGTATTCCTGCCATTAATCTTAATACAATTGGTCCACTAATCCAAGGATACAACAAAAATAAGATAAATACAAAAATCTTTACTTTAAATGAATAATTGCTATCTACTGAAAAAATGAAAATCAAGAATAAAGCCATCATAATAACATAAATTATTGTATATAAATTATACCATCCATATTCTCTAGTCATATTTTGGTCTTGATAATATGTTTTACGATCATTCGTTACAATGTCACTGATTGTATCTTTTATTTCTAATATAATTGCAGCATTTTCTTTTATATACTTATTTTTTAAATCCTGAACATTTTCAAATTGTTCATCTAATGTCCCATAATTAGATGTTAAGTCTTCTGCCTTTATTATATTTTCATTGAACTCTGCCTGAATTGTAGTTGATATTTTATTAACCTTTTCAGTCAATTCCTTTTCAATAACTTTATCATAAGAAGCGACCCCCTGTGAAAATAAGAAATAATTTTTTTGCGCAGCCTTTAATTGATCCGGAGCAGCAATTACATTTGTTTGAGCATCAATATATTTCTGCTTTAATTCTTCCGATTTTTTAATTTTTTGACAAGTTGGACCGCACGCCAATGCAGCATTAGATTTATTTATTAAATCATTTAATTTATTTACTTGTGCAGAATTATTTGCAAAAAATTGTTTATCAAAATTCATTTGTATGCTTATAATAATAACATATTTTATTATTATAATTAAATTATTTAAGATATAAATATATTAGTAAAAAATCCAAATCTAAAGTGAACCATACCCACCCATTGGAATATCTCCAGCAGATTTTTTTCTGGAATTTTCCATATAAGCAGCTAAAGCAGCCTTTGCGGATTCTTCCATAGATGTGGATTCTGCTAACAATTCACTCCTAATACATTTATTTTCGGTTTCGCTGTAACCATACCCAACAGGACAACAAGCATCAGCTGTACAAGCTACAGCAGTACCAACCCATGGATCTTCTCCACTAGGATCATCTGTTGTAACTTCAGGAAGTTTTGATTTATCTGTGTGCCAATCAAATTCTGAGTAATTCATAGTATCTCTTGAAAATGTAGTAATTATTTGTTTGCCAATATAAAACACTGCAATTGTAGTAATCGTAATCGTAATTATCAGAAATGGTATATTTGGCAAAATTCCAGAATTAGCTAAAATTATGCAAATAAGAATAGGAACTGAAAAATAAACAATTAATTTCATTATGTTTGCATAATCTGAATACTGATCGCCATAATAAGTATTTATTTCAACTAACCTAATTTTATTACTATTCTCTTGTTGAATTATTTCCAATCTACGCTTAGCATCATTTAATTCTCTCTCAACAATTTCAATTGCCTCAGTCTGTTCCTCAACAGTATCTCTAGTAGAGTCCATATTTTTCTGAAAAAATCCATACATTCCATTTAAATTTTTGTATAGATTGATCCTCATATTTGAAATTTCATTTATTTTACCAATAAGTGTATCTTTTTGTTCTGAAGTTAATGTATTATTTGCAAGTCCGGCTTCTAAATTACTGAATAGACCTTTTTCTATAGTTTGAAGTCCTTGAATATCTGATAAGGTTTGAACATTTCTATCTTGCATTTCTGAGAAATCATTTGAAGAAGTCATATATAGATTATAACAAGATAAAATAAGATTTTATTAAATTAGTATTATTTATTTTTTCTTCATATTAATTATTATTATTATTATACCAATTGCTAAAATGCTCCAATACATATAACTGTAATTTTCTTGTAATACACGTTGATCCGTGTCAGTTAATATTCCACTAATATTAACCGAATAGGTAACAGTGTTTTTAGTAAATTCATTCTTTATTTCTTTATATTTATCAATGCTTTTAAGTAATTGTTCTTTTGTCTTTTCCATTTCAGTATTTAATACTGCATTAGAAGTACCTAAATTATTTAATTTATCTACAAGCTGAGAAGCAACATCGGCAATTTGTGATTTTAATTCATCACTTGTTTGCATACTTGATTGCGTTACATTCGCCAATCCACAAGTTGTATCAACTGACATTGTCTTATCACTTTTTTTGTATTTATCCCACATAACAGTATCAATCGGAGCTACACTCTTACTGCAACTGGAATTATTATTTAATTTAGGACTTCTTAAATACATATCAATATATGCATTTGGTTGTCTTTGTCCTTTTGGATACATATTTCCATCCTTTATCCAACAATTATTACTTGAACGATCAAATACAAATCCAGCACAATCATTATTTGAATTACACGCAGTCTTACATTGGTCCACATTTGAATTTTGTATTGGCGTTCCAGGAAGGTCATTCCAAGCAGAATCGTAATTTTGAATAAATTTATAATCGGTCCCTTTTCCAATCATATCCTCAGGATATTCTGATAAATTGCCGTTAGAATCAACATAACCAAGTTTTTTTATATTTGAACTATTAGCTACTCCATTTAATTCATAAACAGCGTTTGCCCATCCACCACCAAAAGATTTATCGTCTCTAGTTACGCAATTTAAATTGCGTGTAGAAGTGTATAATACAAGATTTCCATCCGTTTGCATAATTAATTTGAGTGATCCATCGTCAGAACCAACCCATTCCCCTGGAAACAATGATTGACCTGAGACCAAATAATTTACTCCGTATTTACCTTTTGATGCAACCCAATCAGGATTTGGTTCTTTTTGTTGTCCATTTGTCATTGCACACCAAACAGCACCACCTCTTTGATCCGAAGGACTAGTTCCTCTATATATGCAAAAATTGCCATCTCCCTGTAAAATCATAAAGAATTTGCAATTAGATACTTCGGCAGAACAATCAAAGTCAATATTTGCACCTGCTCCAATTTCACCAGATTTAAAAGGACCTCCACCACATTGATATGAATAACTTACTGTTTTTGCACAACAGTATGCTGGGTCTCCACCTGTATATTCACTTAATGAAGAGTATGAGAAACTGCTTGTAGAGCTATTATAGTTATTTATGGCGGCATTTTTAATATTATCATTTAAATTTCCGACAATTCCATCTGTTCCATAACTTTCTGAGGAACTAGGATTACCACAATCAATGCCTTTGGGTTTTCCAACACAATTTGCACCAAAACTACCTTGAACAGAGTCCGGATTCACATATCCTGCCCAAACACAGTCAACTGGTTGATTTGGTGTTATCCAAACGGATGAATTTGTCCCTGACTCCAAAAGAGCAATATGTCCTCCAAATGTCATACTCATACTAGCTATAGACCATCCATATGTTTTAGAATCCCAAATAGGAACCATACTTGTATTAATTGCCTCTCCATACATTTCTGTTCTTGCAATATCATTACTTAGAAGGCACGCTGCTGTTACATTATCTCTCACATCTTGAAGACCGAAGTATTTATACCCTCTATCAACTGCCATTTGTTTACACGAATCATATGTTTGATATGCACCTTGGTCCCAACTCATCGCGCGATTTTCATTTGTAAATCCAGAATCTGATGCAACGGACAAATTAAATGCAGCGATTTGAACACAATAACGATTATTAGAAGAACCTGTATCGCTGTTTCCTACTACAGTTGTAACAATTAAATAATATTCGTAATTTCCAGGATAGGCAACATTATACTGTTTCGCATCTTGTGTAAAATTTTGGTTTTCTTGATAATCAAGAACAACCCAACTTGCACCTATATTTAAACCCATTATATACCAAGTATTTGGAGACCTTGTAGTAAACAATCCATTATCTGGACGAGGAATAATTTCATAAGTAGATACTATTTGAGCAGCAGGAAGATGCACCCATAACCATTCTCCGCGAATTATATCAGATACACCAGAAGTATTTATATATGTAAAATTAGTTTGACCTTCATAAACGCCAGTAGAAGCATTATAATTTGTTTCTACTCTTACATCACTGTGCCACCAAGTGTCATTTCTTTGATCAAACGCTCTAAATGCACCGAATGAATTTGAATCTCCTAAATAAACAGATGATGATAATGTTTGAAATCCTTGGTCACTATCACCATTTAATACTGGAACTGGGTTTTTAATAACATTATCTGGTTTATCACGATAACACCCTATATACTTTTCTGTAGGATTTCTTAAAAATTCATTTACGTATACATTTTTGCCAGTATTTTCACAAGGTTCATATGAAGCCATTGGTGTGCCGGATATTAGAGGAGGAGTTGTAGGAATCATTGTACCTTCAGTCCAATAAGAATCTAACCAAGGGATTCCAAGTTCTATATATTCATAACCAGGACAACCGTATTTACCTTGAATTGATTCCCATAATTCCATAGAACCTATATATCTAACAACCCCTTGTTTGGTTACATAACATATATGATTTGTTGAGAATCTTACATTTTTACCAGAATATTGGTTTGAACCACTAACAATATCACTATATTCTTTTGTTTTTCCTATTAAACCCTTGTTTTGAATATCATATTCGGCTAAAAGTCCATTCAGTTTATCTCTAAGATCATTGATTTCAGAAAATTGTTTGTTTGCGTAATCTCCACTTTCAAACCCTTCTTTGCCCAATATTTTCTTCTCCCAGAATGATTTTTTATTACTTTTTGATTTTATTTCATTTTTGATTTTATTTTGATATTTCTTAAACATTAGTCCTTGATTTAAAGTTGCACTACTCATTAATATATTTAAATAGAATAAAATAAATAATATCTCTAATAATTTGATATTGTTTATATCTAAAATCTTTGGGTTGACGAATTATATGATGATGGTGTACCAACGCCACTTCTAGAACCATAACCCAAGTTAGAAGGTCCAGAAGAAGCCATACTAGATACTCCAAAAATTATTATAATCAAAAATAATCCAAAAATGGCAAATCCAGCTGGATTATTCAATTTTGTTATTGTAATAAGAAATACAAATCCCAATATTATTTTTAATGCGAATTTAATATGGTCACTTCCTCTTGATTCTGGTGTAATAACCATCTTAATAATAATTACAATAATTGTTACTGCTAGTATAGTCCATATAATATATTCTGCATTCGCCTGTCTAACATATATTGAGTTTGAATCATATTGTGCTGTTAAATCTTCGTAATCACCCATTGATTTTATTATTTTGGCCTTCTCTTTTAATAATTCCTCATTCCTATTCTCCATTATAGTTTTTTTTTCATTTTTAGTTTCAATTTCACGAAAAACAATTGGTTCTGTTGAATTTAGTTCGTTCATTATTTCCGTATTTAGTTTGATTAATTTGTCATTTAACATTTTTAAATTACTTGTATTTTGAGAAACACTGGGCATAAGAGCATACTCATCGTTATTAGATGAAACAGTTACATCACCTTCTCCTTTACGTAACCAACAATATCCAGACGATAAATTAAATGATGCACCAGTACAAGTTAAATCTTCTGCACAAGATGCAATACATTCATCTGGTGAATTAACAATTAATTCTTTAATTCCAGATGTTCCCCAAAAACGTCTACCTTGTAAAGTATTAAATTCACGATTTTTTCCATTATTCTCTGTATTAATATTTTGCAATGAACTTATATAATCTAAATAAGCTTGTCTGTATTGTGTCATTACTAAATCATACTCAGCTTCAAGAGATTGTAGTTTTAATATTGATGAATCCATTTTATCAATTGCTTCTGTTGAGGCCATTATATTTATTATATTATCATATTATAATTATTTGGCATTAAATAATTTTTAAAAATAAACTTTTTTATAAAATACAAACGTATTTATTCCAAAACCAATAACAATGCCTACAATAAATGAAGATAATGTATAATTTAAATCACGAATTGTTATTTCATCGTTTATTTTGTTATTATTATTATATTCTATAAGCTTTTTACTGCTCTTACTAATAAAATCAATATCATAGAAATCAATACTATCATTAACTATTTTTTTTAAAAAAATAGGTTTAGGGAAAATAAAGGAATTGTTAAATCGTGTAAAATTATATTTATCAGGTATTTTTATAGCTTGAATTTTTTCAATATCTTTAGTAACTGTTCCATCTATACATATTTTTTTTTGATTTCTAAATGTTTTCATTATATTCAATAAAAAATTCATTTTATATTGTTAAAACAAAAAATGAATTTTTATAAAATGCAATAATTTTATGTTTGTTTCTTGAAAAACTTAAACATTATTAGTATTAAAAAAATGTTACCCAAAATCATTGTAATATTTCTTATGTATTGATACTTATATTGTTCTTTTGCATCATCATTGAGTTCATCTGCACTTTTATTTGTTCCAGTTGATTGTTTAACAGCCTTTTTCAAAAAGGTATTTTCTCGTTTAAGCTCATTTAATTCCATAATAATACCTTCTGAATTTTCATTCAACAAGTCTATATTTTTTTGAAGGTCGTTTGTTAAAACAAATAAATCTTTATTTACCTCTGAAAGTGCTGCTTTACTTGAAGAATATGCATTTGCATATTCTTGATAATCAGAATGTTGATTATATATTACATAATTTTTTTTGAATTCATCTAAAATACTTGGGAATTTTTCAGATAAAACATTTATTTTATCATAATATCTTTGAGTTACACTCATATATATTAGTAATTAGAATTATTTATGTAATAAATTTACTCTTGTTTACAAACTTAATAACAACTAAATTTACATACATATTCTATAATATAATGTTGTAACAGCTGTTTTGCTGGGTCTAATTATTTCACAAAGTTGTCCTGGTCGGATTCCTATTATTTGAGATACTGCGTCAAATCTTGAAATTTCTGGAAATTGAGAATCATCCGTTATATTAAATTTTCTTTTGACTTCATTCATTTCTACTTGAGATAAAACTCTATGAGGTGGGACAAGAATATGCTCAAGAATATTTGATTGTAATCTTTTTATAGATTGGATTACAATCATAATATTATCTTGTTCCCAAATATGTTTTAATAAATTTGTAAGACTGTCATTCATATCTTCTTTTGTAATAATCATCAGTGTATCGTGTTTTTCCAAGACCTCTTCCAAATTAAATAAATCATCTATCATTTCTTGAATATTTTGAGGTCGTAGGGTTTTTCCTAAATAATATTTTATGTATATCTTGTCTGGTTTGCCAGTTGCAGGATTATTCTCACTTTTTTTTAGAAGCATATCGGACTGTTTGTTATTGAACATAGAATTTACTTCATTTACACTAAAATTATTATATTCTTCAATATCATAACCTTGTTTTTTCATAAGTTCTAAAATGACTTTTCTAGATGTATATATTGATGATATTAAACTACTTGAGTTTTGAGAGGTCATTATAAATATACTACACATTATCATTTTATTTTTAATTCAATTTTTAATTTATATTAATTTTTTTTGTTTCACCTTCTTCAATAACGCCTGGTTTTAAATCAAAACTTATCGTTTTTTTATCTCCACTAGATGAATTTGACTCTTTTTCTTCTTCTTTATTTTCTTCTTCCTTTTTCTCTTCTACTTCTAAAATATTTGTTCCTTTATTTTCAGTACTATTTGGAGAAGGCGTTTCTGGTGCGTAAGAAGGAGATACAGGCGTTTCTGGTGCGTAAGGAGGAGATACAGGCGTTTCTGGTGCGTAAGGAGGAGATACAGGTGTTTCTGGTGCGTAAGGAGGAGATACAGGTGTTTCTGGTGCGTAAGGAGGAGAAATTGGTTCATTCATAGAAGCCTTTTGTTTTTCTTTTTCTTTTTTCATTTCAATTACGTGTTTCTCAAAAAGAAGTTGATCTTTTAATGGAAGAGCTTCATATTGTGCGCGAATTTGTGGATTTTTAATATTTAATTTAACCCTCTTTGGTTCTTCATATTTTGCTTCATAATCAGGATATTCTATTTTTTCATTAGGCTTTTTATTACGAACATAATCACTTCTTGAACGATTTACTTTTAATGCAACATCCTTCTTATAATTATCAACTATTTTGACAAGATTTTCATTTTCATTTTCATTTAATTTTAATAATTTATTAATATTATCAGAATATGACATACTCAACAATTGGTCTATATTATCTTCTGTAATAATTCTCATTTGAATATTCATTACTTGCAATTCTTGAATAAGAAGTTTTAATGCATAAGGCACTCTTACAATGCTAAATGATCTACCAAATTTACTTATATTTTCTACATTCATCTTACCATCCAAAGTATAATTGAATTTAATTGGTCCATCTAAAAATGGACTCATAAATAAATTTATGGAAGGGTTGTAAACTGCAATACAACCAGTTTTATTGCAAACCGCCATATAATATTCATCACCGCGATTCATATAAGAATCATTCAAGAATGCTGATGCACCGTGAGCCATAACCCCATCACGCTCCATTTCACCCAAACGTAAACCTCCATCATTTGCTCTACCTTGAACAGTTTGACGAGTTAATACTGTTCGTGGACCTTTTGCACGATAATTAATCTTATCCTTAACCATATGTTTTAAACGCATATAGTATGTAGGTCCCATATAAATTTCAGAATAAATTTGTTCACCCGACATCCCATTATACATTATTTGATTACCACTTGAATGAAATCCAGCGTTTACAAGCATTTCTCCATAAACTTCTGTATTTGGTCCTTTAGTTGCGAATGCAGTACAATCACCATAACCTCCATAATATGTACACGCTTTTCCAAAAAGAGATTCAATAAGCTGTCCAATTGTCATACGAGATGGAATTGCGTGAGGGTTAATGATTAAATCTGGACGAGTTCCATCACTTGTAAAAGGCATATCACATTCAGGAATAATGAGACCTAGTGTACCTTTTTGCCCACATCTTGAAGCCATTTTATCTCCAATTGCAGGAATGCGTTCTTCTCTCACACGAATCTTTGCCAATCTAAATCCTTGTTCCCCTTCAGTAATGAAAACCTTGTCTACAAAACCAAGTTGTCCCTTCTTTGGGAAAACAGAAGAGTCTTGAAAAACATCTGATTTTTCTGAATTTGAACCAATCATTCCTATTAAAACTGTTTCATCATTTAATGGAGTATTTTCTTTTATTAGACCGTGAACATCTAATTGACTATAATCATAACCTTCTTTAATTCCAACAACATTTTTACCTTCTAAGTTTGCAAAAAATGTAGAACTAGTTGAATCTCCAATTTTATCTGATGTTTCACGAGCTTCATACATATTATAATAAGATGTTCTGAATATACCTCTTTTAAGTGAACCTTCGTTTATTAAAATCGCATCTTCTACATTATAACCAGTGTAACACATAATTGCAACGATTGCATTAATTCCATAAGGCTGTTCTTCTTTATTAAAATAATTTAAATAACGACTTTTTAATAATGGCGTTTGTCCATAATTTAATATTACACCCATTTTATCAATACGCATTTGATAGTTACTATGATATACAGACACTGCTTGTTTACTTTGACCACACGAAAATGCATTACGAGGGAATTGATTATTCTCTGGATATATGACTAGATTTCCTAATACACCCAACAAAAAAGAAGGATCTATTTCAATATTCGTATAAAATCTATTTTTTTTTAGATCATCTAAATTGTTTGCAATCATAAGTCCATCTTCTTCGGCAGTGTCAATATAATCAACCATTGCACTTGATTCAATTAATTCTTTTTCAATAACATCAAGACCTTTCCCTTTTAAAGAATGATATAACTCTTCAATATTATATATCTTATTACGCTTTGTGTTAAAATTTTCATCTCCCGACTTTTCCTTAAAACCTGCAATAATTTCTTGCCATTTTATGTCTCCCTTTTCCATTTTTTCTTTTATAATTTCTCTCTTAAAGCTTGGTTTATCTGTATCATTTTCCAAATAATAAATTGGTCTAGTTAATCTACCAGAATCACAATATATATACATTTCATTGTGTTCATAATTAAAAGAAACGCTTGTATAAATTGGAAGTAATCCATTGCGTCTAAATAATTTTAAGAGTTTCATAGTTTCAATTGGGTTATCAATAACCCCAATCCAATTTCCATTTACTAAAACCTTGGTGTTTTCTGACAAGATTTTTGGATTGCATTCTTGTACTATTTTCAAATCGGTTTTTGCACGTATCCATTTTATCAATGGTTCTGAAGAATATCCACTTGATACTGCTGCACTAATTGCAAGATGCTTATGAAGGCCGATATTACCTCCATCAGGTGTATCTACTGGGTCAATATATCCCCATTGGGAAGAATGTAATAATCGCGGACCAACAACCTTTGCACTCGCATCTAATGGAAGATTAGATTTACGCAACTGAGAAATAAATGTATTCCAAGATAATCTATTCAGGTCTTGAATAACACCAATTTTCTTTGTTCTGGCTTCCGAACCCCAATTCCCTTTGAACGCCTTTTTAAATCCATTTTCAACTGATCGATCCTTGAAGAATTCTGGATAATTATCATCAATTAAACTGAAAAATTCACTTTCATATTTATTTTTATGAAAGTAATATTCGGAATCTATTTTCAATGCGATTTCTCTCTTTTGAATTAAATAATATTCACGGAAAAGATCGTAAATAAGTGAACCTGATAACTCCATCCTTTTAAAACGAAAGTTATCACGATCTGTGGGTTTATCTTCACCCGTGTAAACTCGTAAAAGTTTATTTACCATAAATCCGATATAATATGCTTTATCTAAAAAATTGTCTTCTCCAATATGAGGTAAAAAATAATTCATTAAAATATCTAGAACACCTGTAACTGTTCTACGTTTTGTGAATGATGCAATATATTTTATTGCTGTTTCTTGGGTAAAAATTTTATTCGCATCATGAATTGAAGGTATAAACAAGTCTACATATGATTCATTTTTATTCATATCAAGTAAACAGTATTCTATAATTTCTTTATCTGAAATAACTCCTAATGCACGCATTAAAATAAAGAGTGGAACTGGCTTTTTAACATTTGGAACAGCAACAACAATTTGATTATTTGAGAGAACTGTACTAGGCGCCATAATCTTAATTGCCATTGTGCGTTGCGGTTTTGATGCATCTTCGGAAACTGATCTTACTTCTGCTGAAAAACTAAAAATATCATCACTTTTATTCTTTCTGATATAAAGCATATTGTCCGCAAATTTTTCTTGACTTACAATGACTTTTTCTTTTCCATCAATAATAAAATAACCACCATAATCATTACGACATTCACCCATATTAAAACGAACATCAGTTGATAAGTCTTTTAAAATACACATATTAGATTGAAGCATAATAGGGAACTTACCTAGATATATTTTTTCCAATGTAATAGTATGTTCCTTTCTCTCTTTTCCTTCAAAATAAATAATATCAACATCAACATCATAATGTATTGTTGAACCGTAAGTCATATTTCTTAGCCTAGCATCATTTGGATACATATAATGTGTGTTATTTTCATCATATATTATTGGTTTACCAAAATATATTTTGTCTCCATTTTTGCCACCTAAATATAATAACATCTGTTTTCTGGTATCTTTATTGGATTTATCTTCTTCTTCTCTATCAATATAGCGTATTGGATTATTTACTTTAAAGATTTGATTAATACCTGAACTGAAAAAATCATTGTATGATTCTAAATGATGAGCAACTAAATTATAAGGATTATCTTTAAAATATGTGTCAATAAGTTTCCATGAAATGCCTTCCATTTACTTATACTAATTATATATTTTTATAATATTATTCGTAATAAATAATATTATTTTCATTTGTAACTTTACGTTTATATTTAGTTATTATGTATCATTTTCTTCTTCATCTTCTTCCAATACTATTTTTTTATCTCTACTTTTTTTAATTGTTTTATTTTTAGTTTTAGTTTTAGTTTTTCTAACTTTTGTTTTAGTTTTAGATTTGGATTTTCTCTCTTTATCTGTTGTTTTATTATTTTTACCAACATCCATAATTTTAAATTCTGTCCAAGGTTGTGTAGGTCTACTACTTATATATGGTTTTTGAGTAATCCATTGACGATGTTCATCAAAAAAATTATCTGCGTCAAATGGAATCCCGCAACTTGAACCCCAGCGTCCACAAATTTTCATATTTTTTGCCATTTCACTATCAACAACAAATCCATCCATTGCACCTCTTGGCTGATAAGGTAATGGTCTATCTGCCTGTGACATATACTCGCGCCCATCTAAATCATAATGTGAACAAACTGTTCGTGAACAAGGATTATCACTTTTTTTCAAATAAACATCATAATGGTCTGCAATAAGTATTTTGGCTAGCTCTAAATCTATTTTTCCTTTGTTTCCTTCCATTAAATCAGTTAGTCTTACACGACGCGCACCTTGATGTCTTCTTACATCAAAAAAACCTTGATTGCTACATTCCATATTACGAATTTGTGGATCAAATGTTCCATTAAAACCAATAAAATAACCATTCTTAGTTCTCTGAATATTATGATATTTCAATCCTAGCTCAAACATCATTATCTCATTTGTATTAGTATCACCTAAATACCAGGTATTCGCATAATCACCAGAATTACCCCTTAATAGTATTTCAATATAATCATCAAATGTATTCCCGTATTGCATTGCTTGTCTAATTCTGCAAGATATCGGTGAATTATTCTCATATTCTTTAAATCCACCAATAGTTGTTTCGGTTCCAATTATACCTTTCCCTGTTATAAAAAAATCCGTTCCACTCCATATCCATCCTGGTTGGCCTTGCATCAAAATTCTGGTTCCTTTATCAGGTTGGATATCTACTACATAATTCATAAATTGTCCATCAATATAATTTACAAAACTGTTATGTGCGCATACAATTTTACCATCTTTTGTATAATCTCCACAGGCAATAAATGCACTACATCTGTCTGGTTGACCACCACCTTCTTTACCACCAAAACCTTGTTTAGTTCCATACCATGAATCTATTATTGTAAAAATATTATTCCAAGCAATAACTTCATCTATTGTCGTTTTTGTGAAACCAGCTTCATTTATTCCTTCTGTAATTCCTTCCATTTCTTCATAAAATTCAGGGAAATCACTTTTAATTTTATCTTTTAAAACTGTTTGGGTTGATTCTATAAAAAAATCCCAAGTTTTTCCATAACTTTCATAACAATTGAATTTTAATACCTGTTGGACTTTTTTAAAGTCTTTTCCACTAAAATAACCCATTGCTTGCCCTCTTTCTCTCGGTGCTCCCTTTATAGAAATAAATTTAAAGCCATTCAAATCATATGATAAACCGTTTTTATGTTTTTTTAAATCCTGCATATTTAATATACTTAATATACTTAAATATAATTATTTTACTCTCCTTTATCTTCTTCTTTTATTTTTTTAGGAGTTTCGGTTTCATCTGTTAATTCATCGGCGGTTACTTCTATTTTTTTATTTTTTTTAGGGAGTGGTATATTTAATGCATAAGATACAAGATTAAACAAACTAATTGAATATGCAATCAATATTAACATAAATGCAACAACTTCACTGAAGTAAACATTTTGTTTTAAATAAAAATGATTAATAAGCAATACCAAACAAAATTGTACTATAATAAGAAGAAAAGTATCTTGAGTTGGCGTTACTAGTTTATATGTATTTCCAATATCTATAGCAATTGTCAAAAAAAACCAATCAACCCAAGCAAATGGTATTGCCATCTTAAAGGCCTCCCAATTAGTTAAGTTTTTAAATTTTAACGTAAAATATTGACCCCACATACTTAATGACTGTGAAGTTATAAATGATGCAAAATATAAAATATAATAATACATTTTAGAAGAATAAGATGTCATTATATTTATTATTATATTATTAATTTATAATATAAATGAAAGAGACTAATTTACAAACATTTATATATTGGATTTTTCTTAATATTATGTTGCTTATTGCCTTTGATTTGGCTATGTTTATGCAAACAACTTTAAAAGGCGCGGATGCAACTTTTTATAACAAATTATTAACAAGTGAATTCTGGGCAACAATAGAATGGTTTTTTGTTATTCCTGCAAACCGACTTGGAAATACATTTTTAAATCCAGCTCAAGTTAGTTTAACTTCTTATGTATTTGATTTTATTGGTCAGATAGTAAGTAATAAATATTGGCTTAAGATACCAACTACAATTGATGATTATATTGGAATGATTATTATATTAGCTGCGATGTATTTTTCTTCCTTTAGAACATTTGGTTAAATAAATCAACAATATCTTATCTTTGACCAAGAGAGAAATTATAAATTATTTGATAATTTATTATTTTATTATTTATTTTCTTATGCGTTGAGCCTTTCTGTTTTTAGCTCCTTCTTTAGTAGAAATAAATGCAACAAGTAAAAATGAAAGAATAAAAGGGATAAGAACCAAGAACCAGGCAAACCCTTTACGATTATCTTTACAGATTAAATTCAAAACCCACGTCCAGAAAAGAACATAGAAAAATTGAACTATGAATACAAATGTAACATTTGGAACATAAATTGAGAATAACCCTAAATTAAATTTAGAAGTGTTCCCAAGATTTCCTAGGACCATAATAATTAAACTAATCATAGAAATAACAAAATAAAAGAATGCTGGTGTACATAACTCTTTAAAGGTTCTTGGAAATGGAGCCATTATGATATAACGAGAGAAAAAATAGGAACTATATTTTATTTATAAAATGCCTAGTTAATATTAACGATGCATCTTTTTCATTGGTTTCTTTCTAGCAGCAAAACCTTCTTTGACAGTTGTTTCCATTGTTTTCTTATCTTTTGGTGTTGCAGTTGGGGGTAAAGCAACGGCAGATGCAGCAGAAGGAGGCATTTGGGATTCCATACCCTCTATGTAAGGACTAACCATCATTAATAATACAACTGCAAAAAGAAGAATAAAAGGAGCAAGAACAAGCAACCAAGAAATTGTGCTATGACCATCCTTGCAGATCAAATTCAAAATCCAAGTCCAGAAAAGAATATAAATAATTTTAACCAAGAAAACAAGCGCTGTATTAGGCACGCGTCTTGTCAAAGCTCCTAAAACATATGTATTTCTTCTTCCTACATTTTGTAATGCAGAAGCCACTAATCCAATAATAGAAATAATGAAATAAAATAAAGCAGGATTGCAAAGATCCTTAATTCTTTGAGGTAAAGGAGCCATTATGATATATTTACAGAAAATATCTTAATGATAAATTACCTTACAAGTTCGCTTAATGTCATATGTGACATACTAGGTTGTTCATAAGGAGCAGGATTTACAGGGTTTTTATAACCATACAATGTATTATACGCACTCCCCAAGCCAAATTTCATATTTCCTAATAAAGATCCTCCTTTCATTTTCTTTTTATGTTTTTTTGAACCTCCTGTAATTAATCTAATATCTGGTTTTTCTCCTGTAAATTGTATAGTTCTTTCATTTATAATGCCTTCCGTTTGTGGGTCTCCACCTTTGTATAAGTTTTGAGATAACCACGACCCACTGTGTGGTCCATTATAACCAGGCCAACCTCCTACATTTCCAGACCAGGGACTTCCGACATGCGTTGTAAGCAAACCTGACCCACCTCCTTGTAAAAAAGGTGCACCACAACCACATCCACCTCCTCTTTGTGTTCTTTTTTTTGATTTAATATGTCTATGTTTCCTTAATTTAGATTTTGAACATCCTTTCATTTTCCATATCTTTTGTGTTTTTCCTCCGCGTTTTGAAATTTTTTTATTCTTATGACTTTTAACCATTATACATTAATTGAAGAAATTATTACAAATATTATCTTCTGTTAACTAGATATTTTATTGTAAAGATTTTAACTTGTTAATTTAATCAATGTCAACATGCGTTAAGAAATGTCTTCTACAACACATCTTAACCATATTTAATTCATCTAATACTTCTCCTTCGGGAGTTTTATCTCTGAACTCCTTGGTCAAATAAATAACCTTATCAACGTCCATATCTTTTGCCAATTTACGTTTTCTAACTTCTTCACAATAATAACGATATTTATTTGCAATAACTTTTCCACACGTAAAACACTTGATAGGTATGATCATATTATATATATTATATTACTCTTTTATATTATTATTTCAGAATCAATTTTTTATTCATCTTTTACACATTTTGGTCCAATGCATTTATTCATATAATAATACGTATCAATTTCTATTGTATTCCCGGATTCATCTGACATATAAGTTGGGGAAAATTTATTTCCAGTAACACATTTTATGTCATTTAAATAACCGCAACATTTTACTTTTGAGCAATTTGATTTTGACAAATTATTGCAGTCAGTTTCTAATTTTTTTAAATTTTCTCCATTGGATTCACAAAAACTATTCTCTGGGTTTCTTTGTGCATCAAATTCAGACATATCTATTGCTAAATCCGGATTTGGTCCAACTCTTCCATTTTCCATTGCCTCAATTGTTGCTGTGCCTAATAATACCTTAGTATCTTCTGTGTTTGCATTATTATCATTAAATACCTGAAAAATGATTATTAATCCTAACATCAACCCTGCGAATATTATAATTTGTTCTAATAATTCCATATTATATTAACTTAATAAATAATATTTATACTGTTTGTCTCTTATATTTTTTCTAGTTTTTTTCCCTTACTAGTCTTTACTTTCTTATGTTTTAATTCTAATTCTGATTTTGAATGCATATTATTATGACAACTTTCGCAAAGTGTCATCAAGTTTGCAGGATGATTCTTATGAAATACGGTTCCGTCTGATTTTCTAATAAATCCATCATTATCTGCGTCACTTTGATGTTGTAGATGATGAACTTCTGTTCCCATTGTCACATTACACATTTCACACTTTCCCATTATTTTTTTGCTATTGAAATGTGATGTTTTTAAAGTAAGAACTGAACTAGTTTCAGGATGATATTTCATTCTTATATTATGTGCAAGCTGCAAAAAATCCTCTGGCAAATTAAGTGACCTACATACTTCTAGTCCATACATATTTGTTCCTGGTCCATCGTTTAACTTACGGTTATATATTAATTCGTCCGTTTCCTTGTTGTATATAACTTCCATATGTTTCAGTGACACCTTATCCATTAAACCCTTAATCTCATCATATTCTACTATTTCGTGTAAATGTGTGGCAAATATGAAACTACTTTGTCTATTACATAATTGCTTAATGCCTGCAACAAAAATACACTGGGCCGAAATACTTTCGGTTCCTGAGCATAATTCATCTCCCAAAATTAGACTATCTTTATCTGCAATCCGCAAAATAGTTCTTAACTCAGACATCTCAACTGCAAATGTGGATAACCCTTTGAAAATATTATCATTGCCAATTATACGCGTAAATATGTATTTGTATGGATTAATTATGAATTGTGAACAAGGTACATAAATCCCTGCTTGAGCCATTACAACTGCTATTCCAAGTGCTTTTATTAAACTACTCTTTCCAACTGCATTTGTTCCATACAATAGCATACCATCCTTTTCTTTGTTCCTTCCTAAGCATATATCATTTGTCACATAAATTTCAGACTGTTCAATTTTTTCAATTAAACAGTGACGTAAGCCTTTCGCATCAACAAAAGACTTTTCTGATTCCGAATCCAATGCTGGTTTACAATAATTATATTTTCTTGCTATAAATGCTTTTGACAATGAAACGTCTAGTTTGGTGACAAAATCTGTAATTGAATCTAATTCTTTCTTAAATCCTTCAAACCTTTCTAATATTCCAATGTAGACAATATTAATAATATCTTTTAATTTATGTTTTACATTAGTGATATTTTTACATAAATTATTTATTTGTGTGCTTGTTATACAATCATTGCTACTGCTTTGAAGTGAAAATGATATTAATTCTTTGCTAAATTTAAATTGGAATACTTTAGAACTCTTGTATTTTAATTCAACTGTATTTTCCGGTAATGTATTTTTCATTGATTCCTTCAAAATAACGCATCGTCGTTTTGTTGCAACTAAACTGAAATTATTCTTTTCGGTTTCATGTAACTTAACAAATTCCGAGTTCTTTGTTGATTTTGATTTCTCAGTTTTACCAATACAATCGTTGAAATATGTTTTGATAGCCTCTAAAATATCAAATGATTCTAATAATAATGCATTATTGCTGTCTAACTCTGAATTAATGCCTGAATTAATAAAATTTAATTCAAAATTTTGGATATTATCAATACCTTGACATAATTGCATATTCAAATTTCCCTCTAGAAATTCTATTAATGTTTTGCAGTAAAGAGATAGGTTTTGAATATTATTGTTATATTGTTCCAAATAATCCATAAGATTTCTATCATTTGACAAACTTTCAAAAAGATCTTTAATCGTGTAAAAATTTTTCCAAAGTTGACACAACGTTTTAGGAGAAATTTTCTTCATAATAATCTGCCTATTCAATTTATTTATATCTTTTATATTTGATAGTTTGTTACGCAATTGCTCTAATTTTGTATTATCATATACATTTAGTATATGCGACGTAATATCATATTCTGATTGCAAAAATGACCTACAAGTTGTAGGATTTAAAAAATCATACGAAAAACGTCTTTTTCCCATTGGAGTTAAACAATGGTTTAACATCTTTTCAACAGACGAATACTTATCATTGTAATCATTATCAGCATCTATAATATTAAGTTGTTTCAATGAATGATTCGCCAATATAAGTCTGTCACTACAATTCTCAAATACAGGTGAGCTTATTTTATTAACTAAACTTGGATTATGTTGATAAACAAAATCAAGTAGAAAACAATATGATTGAGTTGCATACACTTTTTGATAAAATTCTAATAGATGATCAGAATTTTCATATTTATCTGGAAAGAATTTGTTTAAAATCTCCTTCTGATAAATTTGTTTTTCACAATTTTGTGCTTGCTTAAAAAAATTTGTCTCCTTCTTTCCTGATAATGAATCATCTGGTTTTAAACTAATTAAATGTATACTATTACATTTAACATTTGCATAATTTATTATTAGTTCCATTTCTTTTTCACAAACATTGCCAACAATTACAACTTCATTTGGATTATAAATAGAAATGAATCTCTCTAATTCATCAAATGTTGTTGGATTTTTAATATAATTTTCTTGAAACTCAAATATTGATGACTTCCCAGTATATATATCAATATTCGCAAGGCCACAATATATAACATCATTTGTAAATGATTTTTCCGATTTTAAAATTCTATTCAAGAGAGAAGACTTCATATCTATTACATTTACCCAAATACATATAATATTATTTGTAATTTTAGTTGAATCTACAGGGAAAAATGTTCCTGGTGAGTAAATTCCTGAAAGACTTCGCGTTGTATTTTTCGCTTGTTCATCTTGTGTATAAACAGCCACAGTATAATTTGCGTCTTGCATTTTTCTTAGGTATTTGTCAATCATTGAAAGAGAGAAACCTGCCATAATAACATTTTGATTTCCAACGCAAATATTTTTCTCTGCAATATTGAGATCGCATATTATAGTAAACTCAATAATGTTACTACCTGATATTTTACCAGTGTTTGGTTCTTGAATGCCATATACTTCAAAAAAACTCCCCACTTGCATAAAAACAACTGTTTTCTCTCCGTATTCTTCCTTGTAATGCTTTGTTTTTTCAAAATAATCTTTTACTAGTGCCATTATATTATTATATATCAAGTTATATTATAATACTGATTTATCTTTAATCCTATTTAAAAATTATATTATTTATTTTAGTACAACAAAATCATCGTGTGGCAATCCGATTCCGTAAGTCATTATTATTTTTTTTATATATGTAAATTTTTTTTTATCTATTAAATGAAGTTGATAATAGAAATACTTTAATATTGTAAGAAACCATATAGCATAAAATGGCAACACAGTTTTTTTTAAATGCTCTGTTAATACACCTTTTTTATATTTATCATTATAAATTGCAAATTCAACCTGAAAATCTTTTTCAGGTGATATATAAAAAATCTTATGTCCATAAACAACCTGGTTGTTATGATTTAATCTCCATATTATTTTCTTGAAATTATTTTTTGGTACATCTAGAAAATGTTGCATTTTAGTAATTGTGCTATTTTCATTATTTGTAAAAATGTCTACATCAATATCACTTTTCCCTTCAAAATAATCTCGCCTTTGAACACTACCATAATAAAGAAGTTTTTTATCTAAATATTCGCTTAATTCTTTAAAAAATAATTCTACTTTTTCAGGTAATTTATTTCTAGTAGTTTCCATACTTATTTTAATACAAGATAATAAAAGATAATACCTTTTTTATTCGTTTTCTGTATCATTCAAAAAATTATGAAGAAGTGTGTCCTTATTATTATTTATAACATCTCCGGCGAGTATTGCACTTTCATAAGTTTTACGCAAAATATCATTTGGAGCATTACTTCCCACTTTTATTAATCCGTGTTTTTTCAAATAATTTTTAACTTCATTTATTGGTTTCTTTTTTAATTCTTTATGAGCATTTGTAACTATTTTCCTAGTATTTTTGTCTTTAATAAGTACACCTACTTTTTTATATATTTTAGATTTACCTAATGTATATTTTCTTTTAATTGTTCGTTTTATAAATTTTTTGGTCGGTTCTTGATTACAAACTTCTTTATTTTCATTTCTCTCTTGAATATTTAAATTAGCATAGTTAACATCAGGGTTTATTGGATTAATAGATGAAAATGCTTCTTGAAAGTTTATATCTTTTGCGGGTTGTTCTATTTTGGAAGATTTTTGACTTTCAATATACTCCTCGTGTTTCTTTAATCTCTGTTTTATTAATTCTAATTTCTTCTCTCTTTCACTCAATTGTGACGATTGAATTACAGGTTGAACAATCTGAATTGGTGCTTCTTTTTCTGAAGTAGTTATATACCTTTCTGATTGGTCATTGTAATTACGTCTTGTTGTATTATTATTTAATATCTTATATGTTGGTTTAATTCCTCCTTTCAAACATCCATAAGCTACACTATCATCAATCTTATAATTTAATTTTATTGAAGGTTCTGCATTTAATATTTCCTTTTTTATAAATGATTCTTGTAATTCCTCTGGCAATTCAGTTTCAACATATGGCGAACTTGTTCCACCATACATAGAATTATAATTCTTCAAAGTTTTATTTGCAATTTCTTCCCGTTTCTTTTCAATTACCTTTTCATATTTCTTTTTATCACTGTCTTCCTTGTGTTTTTTAGATAAACTATTTAAATAATTTATGGAATCGTAAAATTCATCTGTAATATCTACATCTAAACTATTACTATTTTTAGAACCATTTTTTGATTTTTTTTCTAAATCTTTATTTGAACTTGACCTTGAATTTTCATTAGCTTTATCTTTCTCATTATCACTCTTCTCTCTATTTTTATGCTCTTTAATTCTATTCAATAATTGCTTCTTGAGAGAATTCGGGTTTATAATTGGTTTTTGAATTAATGACCTTTCCTTCTTATCTCTATTCTTTTTTGTTTTACTTCCAATATTATCAAAATATTCTGTATTTATTTTAATTGTTTTACTATTTGACATATTCTTTAATTGTTATAAATTATTATAATTATTAAAGATGTTTTACGAAAATCAAATAATTAAATATATAACATACCGATTCTTTTTGAACTATCTGATTCTTCCTTTCTATTTTTAACTTCTTCTATTTTCAAAAAATTTTCAAATCCATTTTCTAAATCTTTTTTTAAAATCATCCTTTTTGATTCAGAAGATTTACAAAAAATGCGTCTACTATGCGATATTTTTGTTTTTGATAAAACCGTTTCTACATCTCTTCCATAAAATTTAAAATACAACGCATTTTTCTCAAACCATTTTATATCTATATCTGGGTCAAATGACCAACCAATTTTTTTCACTTTATTAACAAATATATCATATAGTTCTTTTCCTGTATAATTTCCTGTTTTAAATCTCCAAGTAAATCTGGATTCTAAACCAGGATTATATGAAAAAAAACTTTCTTTAAGTTCGCTTTCATAACCAGCAACGATTACCATTAAATTATCTTTATGATTGCTTAACGCTTCACATAATGTGTCAATGCATTCTTTTGAAAAAGAATCTCTCTTCTCTGAATTACCAAGAGCATAAGCTTCATCTATAAAAAGAACACCTCCTAAACATTCTGTAATAACATCTTTCGTTTTTTGAGCTGTCTGACCAAGATAACCAGCAATTAAATCGGCGCGAGTTACTTTTTTAAATGTCTCTTTTTTTAAAACGCCCATTTTAGAAAATAATTTACCCATTATTTTAGCTACTTCTGTTTTACCTGTTCCAGGAGGTCCATAAATAACAGTATGCATAAAATCGTTCGTTATTTTTTCCTTTTCGTCCTTATGTAAATCTTGTATAAAGTATAAAATTTGGTCTATTATTGACTCTTTCAATTCTTTCATTCCAATCATTTCGTTTAATTTTATTAAATATGGTTTAATTTTATGGAGTGAAGCAATATTTATATTGTATTCTTTGTCTTCATCTAATGGATTTTCATTTATTAATTTAATTAAATCGCCAATATTATTTATATCGGCACTTATTGTTATTAATTTTTTTTTTATAATTTTTGAAACTTCACTAGATTTATTTTCTCTCGTTGTCTTTAATGCCCTATTAATTAAAAAATTTACATTTTTCTTATAAGGCAACTCAAAATATAAATTCGGGTCTTCATATTTTTCACACTTGTATTTTGAAATTTCATTATGATTTATATCATAATATTTTAGGTTTCTATCATATTCGTTATTTATTTTATTTAATAAGTTATCTATTACTACTTTATTATCAGAAATATCTTGATAAATATTTACATTATCAGTTTTAGAACTTTCATTATCTAATAATTCTATAACTAAATTCATTAGATATATAAAAATAATTGTGTTTATATTAAGATATTAATTTATATAATCTTCAAAAAATTATTATAACATTAATTATATATAAATGGTTAAACCGCAACCACCACCTGGTCCTTACAATACAATGCACGATGCTAATATGCGTCGTTTAAACTCTCCAAGACAACATACAACTAGTGTAATTGCAAATCCAACAACAAGAGAAACAAGAAGAAGAATAAGAAGAATCGGAGTGAGATTTCAAAATACATTAGCTAGTACATTCGGTGAAATATCTAGAGGTATTAAAAGGATGCGCGTTACAAAAAAGAGAAAACACCATAAGAAAAGGAAATCTCGTAAACATAGAAAATAAGCATTTGAACTATAAAATATATATTGTATAATTATAGTTTACATACTATAAAAGTTAAAACGCATAAAACAATTTAAAAATAAATTGAAATATAAAATATCTAAATGAATCAGTCATATCATATTACCGAAAAGCCAATGCAGCAAAACGACAGTTTAACAGGAGATATGTTTGACGTTCATAATGATCAATATATTGAAACACCATGGACTATTATTGACTCATATTTTAAAGGTCAACATTTAGACCGACTCGTTAGACATCAACTTGAATCGTATAATAATTTTGTAGGATACCAAATTATTAAAACGATAGAAATGTTTAATCCAGTTCATATTGCTTCTGAACAGGATTATGATCCTAAAAGTGGAAAGCACGCATTAGAAATATTTATTACATTTGAAAACTTTCATATGTATCGTCCACAAATTCACGAAAACAATGGAGCGACTAGTCTTATGTTTCCACAAGTGGCTCGTCTTCGCAATTTCACATATGCCTCCGCAATGACCGTAGATATTAATGTTAAATTTGTAGTAAGAAACGGTGAAAATCTTGAAAATACACAAACCTTTTACAAAACTCTTCCAAAAATTCATATTGGTAAGATGCCAATTATGATTAAATCTAATATTTGTGTATTAACTCAATATAAACACGTTTCTGATAACAACACTGGGGAGTGTAAATTTGATGCTGGTGGTTACTTTATTATTAATGGCTCAGAGAAAACTGTTCTAGGTCAGGAACGTGCCGCAGAAAATCGCGTATATTGTTTCAATATTGCGAAGAATAACACAAAATATACTTGGAGTGCAGAAATTAAGTCTGTTCCTGATTTTAAATGCATATCTCCTAAGCAAATAAATTTATATTTGTCTTCTAAAAATAATGGTTTCGGATATCCTATTTATGTTCAATTGCCTCGTGTTAAACAACCCATACCGCTTTTCATTGTCTTTCGCGCATTAGGCGTTTTATCTGACCTTGATGTTTGTAAAAAAATTATTCTTGACATAAATTGTGATAAGTATAAAGAAATATTGAATGGATTACAGGCCTCAATAATTGATGCAAATACTATGTTAACACAAGAAGAATGTGTCCGTTACATTACCACGTATGCTATGTACACACCAATTAATATGGATAAAGAAACCGGGATTAAAAAGAAACACGAGTTCACGCTTGATATTTTGAATAATGACCTGTTTCCACATTGCAGCACACCTATTCAAAAAATTATGTTTCTTGGTTATATGACATTCCGGTTATTGGAAGCCAGTCTTGAATGGGTAAAACAGGACGACCGCGATTCTTATATTAACAAGCGCATTGACTTAACTGGAACACTGCTTAATAACTTGTTCAGAAACTATTTTAATAAGTTGGTAAAAGATATGGAAAAGCAGATTATTAAAGAAATAAATACTGGTTCTTGGAAATCAACAGATGATTACCAGCGCATTATCAATGAGACAAATATTTATAAAATAATAAAATCTACTACCATTGAAAACGGTATCAAGCGTGCACTTTCAACTGGAGATTTTGGGATTAAACACGTCAGTTCAAATAAGGTTGGTGTTGCTCAAGTTCTTAATCGTTTGACATATGTTGCAAGTTTGAGTCACGCACGTCGCATTTCTACTCCTACAGATAAGAGTGGTAAGTTGATCCCGCCTAGAAAGTTGCATAATACAACTTGGGGGTTCTTGTGTCCAGCGGAATGTTTTGATCCTGAAACTCCAATTTTAATGTGGGATGGAACTTCTAAACGTGCTGGAGATATAGTAGTTGGCGATGTTCTTGTTGATGATCTTGGAAATCCAACAAAGGTTCGCACAACTTGTTCAGGAGAAAAAAATATGTATGACGTTATTCCAGAAAAGGACAATTTTATGAAACATCGCGTTACGGACAATCATATTCTCACTCTTCGCATTAGACAACATAAAAATATTTCAAATTGTAATCGTAAAGGTAGAAAATATACTTATATGGTAAAATTTCTTAATAGAGACAACAATAAAATTCAAGAAAGATATTTTGCTTCTTTAAAAGAAGCAGAAGAATTTGTTGATAGTTTTGACGACGATGATACACTAGATATAACAATTGAAAATTATTTGAAACTGAACAAAACTACAAAAGAGCATTTGGTTCTCTTCAAAGTTGAAGGAATTAACTGGACAAAAAAAGAAGTTAGTATGGACCCATATTTGCTTGGTATGTGGCTTGGAGATGGTCTTAGTGATGGAACTGGTTTTGCATTGAATTACAAAACAGACCATGAGACACTAGCTTACTGGGAAAAATGGGCAGAAGAAAATGGAGCAACAATAAAAAAAGGTGAAAGATATAGTTTCTCAGTTGCATCTAAGAAAAATTCAGATGCTGCCTCTGCTGGATTATGCAATCGTGTTGAAGAAGCTCCTCTCAAAAAATATCTTCGCAAATACAATCTTTTGAAAAATAAGCATATCCCAAAAGAATATCTTACAAATGATAGAGACACACGATTAAAGGTTTTGGCAGGATTAATAGATACTGATGGTTCAGTTCGTGCGGAAGGTCGTGAAATTCGCATTTGTCAAGGCCCTGCTAACTATAAAATAATTGAAGATGCTCATACATTGGCAATGTCTCTTGGATTCTCGTGTGGAGTTAAAGAAGGAAGAAGCCAATGGACTGATGAGAAAAGTGGAGAAAAAAAGTTCAGCAGTTATAAAGAACTAACAATTACAGGACATAAAATCTGTGAAATTCCGACACTTCTTCCACACAAGAAATTAATTGCTATAGAGAACAAAACACAGCTTTTAAGGAGTAAATCATTTATGAGTAGTAAATTTAATTTGCTAGAAGTGGGAATAGGTCAATATGTTGGATGGCAATTACACGATAAACGCGGAAGATTTTGCTCCAAAGATGGTCTCATCTTACATAATACTCCGGAAGGACAATCTGTTGGTGTAGTGAAGAACTTAAGTTATATGACACATGTTACCATTAATTCCAATTCTATGTCAATTTATGAATATATTATGCCTCATATTATTGATATCGCTAGTTTAACACCAGAAGAAATGTTAAATAAGACTAAGGTATTTGTAAACGGTTCTTGGATTGGAATAAGCAACGAACCTCTAGAATTATATAATATGTTGAAGGACAAAAAATATCGTGGTATAATAAACATATACACATCTATTGTATTTAACTACAATAAAAATGAAATTCGTATTTGCAATGACGCTGGTAGAATTTCTCGTCCATTGCTTCGCGTTAAAGACAATAATATTCTTGTAAAAAAATCAATTATCCGTGATTTGAATGAAGGTAAACTCACTTGGGATGACTTACTCACAAATTGTAAGATTGATGATGCGATTATTGAATATATTGACCCTGAAGAACAGAGTTGGTCTTTAATTGCAGTAAAACCACACGATCTTATAAATAAAACAAATGGTGAAAGCATTTATCATTACACTCATTGTGAGATTCATCCTAGCTCAATGTTTGGGATTTTGGCTTCGTGTATTCCATTCCCTGAGCATAATCAATCTCCTAGAAATACATATCAGTCGGCACAAGCTAAACAAGCTATGGGAGTTTATATGACAAATTATCAAGAACGAATGGACAAGACAGCATATGTATTGAATTATCCTGCTAGACCAATGGTTGATACACGTGTAATGGATATGATTCACATCAATAAAATCCCATCTGGAAGTAATGTAGTTGTCGCAATTATGACTCACACTGGTTATAATCAAGAGGATTCCTTACTATTTAATAAGGGTTCTATTGATCGCGGTCTATTTCAAGCAACTATTTATCACACAGAGAAAGATGAAGATAAGCAGAAAATAAATGGAGATGAAGAAATAAGATGCAAACCTGATGCGTCAAAGACAAAAGGAATGAAATTTGCTAATTATAACAAGGTTACTAACAAGGGTCTTATTCCTGAAAATGTTTTGGTTGAAAATCGCGATGTTATTATTTCAAAGGTCACTCCTATTAGAGAAAACAGAAATGATCACACTAAAGTGATTAAATATGAAGACCAAAGTCGCATCTATAGAACAGACGAACCAACATACATTGACAAAAATTACATTGACCGAAATGGCGACGGTTACAATTTTGCTAAAGTAAGACTTCGTGCTGTTAGAAAACCTGTAATTGGTGATAAATTCTCATCTAGAAGTGGACAAAAAGGTACAATTGGTAATATCATTCCTGAAGAAGATATGCCTTTTACTAGCAGCGGGATTAGACCAGACCTTATCCTTAATCCTCACGCGATTCCATCTCGTATGACTATTGCACAGCTAAAGGAAACACTAATGGGTAAGGTTCTCATTGAACTCGGCCTCTTTGGAGACGGAACCAGTTTTGGCGAACTTGATATCTCTATAGTTCGCGAAGAGCTATTGAAACTTGGTTACAACTCCACTGGAGACGAAGTTATGTATAATGGCCTTACTGGTGAACAAATTGAATGCAACGTATTTATTGGTCCGGTATTCTATCAGCGTCTTAAACATATGGTAACTGACAAAGCACATAGCCGTTCTATTGGTCCTATGGTGAACTTGACTAGACAACCTGCTGAAGGCAGAAGCCGTGATGGAGGACTTAGGTTCGGCGAAATGGAACGCGATTGTGAAAGTTTTGGAACAAAAATTTCACTTCACTGTGGTTTAGCTATGGAAATTGGAACAATGGAAAAATGCGGATATAAAGTTCTTGGGTTTTCAGAAAAAGAAAATGTAATTATTCCTGCAAACCAAACTGCATTTATGTGTAAAGGTGAACGCGAATGTTTACAAATCACATTTGAAGATGGAAAAACAAAAATTTGTACACCGGAACATCCTGTATTAAATTCAAATAATGAATGGGTTAAAGCTCAAGACTTACTTGTAGGAGAAAGTAGGGTTAAAAATAGTGTAAATTATCCATTATTGGAAATTGAAAAAGAGATTGAAGAATGTAGTGGTTGGTCTCTTAATATGGAAGGATTAACTTTAACTACTGATAACGAGAAAAATTATTTGAAAACTCTTGCATTCTCAAGAATTATAGGTTATTTGGTTTGTGATGGACATATACCCAAAGATAATTTTAAAGCATCAATATTCTTAGGTCATATGATTGATGTTGAATCTATTATACCTGATTTGGAATTATTTTGTGATATTGAACAAACAAAATTTAAAACTAAGAACTATTATTGTATTAATTTACCAGAAGAGTTTATTAAAAATATTTGTTCACTTAAAGGAATATTGAGAGGTAAAAAGGTAACCCAATATTCTTCACTTCCAGAATTTATATTAGATGAAAATTGTCCAAGACCAATTATTCGCGAGTTCTTAGGAGGATTATTAGGTGCAGATGGGCATACGTGTGTTCTTGGAATGCATAGAGGAAAACGAGATATACTATCATCTATTGGATTTTCACAATCTAGAACAATTGAAAATATTGAATCTCTTGATACATTTATGATAAATATCAAGAAACTTCTAAACAAATGTGGTATTGAGAAGATAACTATTCAGAATATGAAACAAACTACGAATTCAAAGAAAAATCCTGATAGAAGTAAGGTTCTTCAATCCACTCTTCATTTAGATATTGATGAACTGGTTCCATTTTCAGAGAAAATCGGTTTCAGATATTGCTGTCATAAATCTCAACGATTGGAAGCAGGCGTCTCTTACAAGCGTCTACGCAATGAAGTAGTTAGACAACATAATTTGCTTGTTGCACGCGTTGATGAGATTACAAACTTCAGTGCAATCAAGAAAGAAAATCCTAATAAAAATGTCCCAACTAAAAAGGCAATTCTACAAGCCGTCCAAGAACTTAAACAAAAGGAGGCCCTAGTTCACGAATATGCAATTCCATCCACTCACGATATTACAGATCATCTTATCAAGGGAACTAGCTTCGGAAAATTCACATCCAAGTCATTTCCAACTGCTGAAGAATATTTGGAGAAAATTGATGCACATACTTGGTTTATTGAGGAGCCAACAAATACTGTTGATTCTGACAGCGAAGATGGTATTATAAAAAAGACATACGGCGTGAATCGCGATTCAGTTGGACTTCCTACAATGAATTTGAAGGTTATTGATATTAGACCAGCAGGTATTCATAAAGTATATGACATTGAAGTAGATGAAGTTCATTCATTCTTAGCCAATGGAGCAGTTGCACATAATTGTATGATATCGCACGGGGCGGCACGTTTCACAAGAGGTCGTATGTATGATGCGTCAGACAAGTATCAAGTCTATACTTGCAAAAAATGCGGACTTATTGCAGCGTATAATGATGATGTGCATATTCACAGATGTAGAACTTGTGATAACCGTACAGACTTCGCTTATGTAGAAATACCTTATGCTTGTAAACTTCTGTTCCAAGAATTGATTACTATGAATATTGCACCCAGAGTAATCACAGAGAATTAGATTTAGTAGGGAATATAGAATAAATATTTTCAAAATAAACCTAAAAAAGATGATGTATTTGAAAAATGCTTCATACGATATAATCATTGAAAAAAATAAATTATTGAAAAGTGAAGAAAATAAAAACTAATAGAACACATAGATAAAATCATTGAAAGTATTAAAATTTATTTAATTGTATCTGAATAAAATTTTATATTCAAAAAATAATCTAAGTTAAATATTTCAATTTTTGATTATTATGTATTATACATTGTTTTATTTGAAAAATTGGCTTGTCTTGATTCTTTAAATCTTCTAACAATAAATTTATAGTTGTTTGGGTCTGTTTCACCATCGCAATACACAAGATTAATTCTAATTTTTATTGTTTCATCTATACCTTCATTTAATTCTTTTTCTATATCACTCTTAAACCAAACACCTTTTGTATTTTGTTTTCCTTTAATGAAGTTATTTCGTGAACTTCTCATATTTGTCATATAAAATCCTTCTAAATGACTGTATTTATTCCAATTTGGAATTTCATATTCTTTTTTTACATAAACTTTATTAATTTTTTCCATAATACACATTTTATGTTTTAAAATATTATCATCGTTTACGTGAGTTGTTAAATTTTTTCTTTCTTTATATTCTTCTGGAATTTTATCCCAGCTATCATAATATTCTGGTTTTTCAACAGTAATATGTTTTTTTTTCTTTCTTGTATCTAGTCTATGATTGAATTTTTTGTTTGTAGTAGTCTGCATTTCCATTAATGTAATTTGCCCAGCAGAATATTTAGCGCAATGTACATCACCATATATTTCAAGATTTATATCATCAGTATAATTATTTAAATAATAAACTGGCCTTTCTTGATCTTGAATAATTGTCCCTATTGGAGTGTCGTTAGTTCTAAGTGTATGATACCATACAATAAATGGATGACATTTCCATTCTGTTGATCTACCCGAAACTTGATTAATAATTATAATAAATGGCAAATTTGGTGCTAATTCTTCCCAATATTTATAATTATCCCATTCAACTGTATTATCATTACTTCCTACAAATTTTAAACGAATATTATATTTTTTTTCAATACAATCTTTATATTCTTTTATTTTTTCAAATTGTGAAATAACTTTACCGCCAATTTTAAAGTTTCCAGCTAATCTAAGAATTCCAATATGTCTTTTGTTACTATTATCATTTGCGTTATCGATTACTGTTTTTATCAATTCTTCTCCTTGTTCTGTAATATTAAGTTGATTTATTTCATCATAATTTATAAATGACTCAGCTTGAATAAATTTTTTATTTTGCAAATATTGTTTTATACCAAAATAACTTGGAGGAGGAATATATCTTTCACATTCATAAAAATCAGAAATATTATTAAAAACCAAGAATTCTTTTTTTGCAACTTCAATAGTAGCACTATATAAAACAAAATATACATTTGGATTAGTTTTGTATTTATTCCAAATATTGAATAATAATTGTTTATCTCCACAACCAAAATCTAATTCATCTAAATGGATTATAATTTTTTTATTTTTAAATAATGATTCATCAATTGATTTAATACAATTATCTTTTTTATTTTTATTATTAACCGAAAATACTTTAATACCATAAGAAGATATTTCATCTCGTTGTGTTTTATCAGCTTTTCTATGTAATGCTGATAGAAATATATGTTCACTTTCAGGTTCAAGCAGATAACTAATCTCAACCATACCACGTTTTCCTGATTTAACTGGGGCATGAACAAGTTTAAATTTGTTATTTAATGGATGAACAACATCATTAATATAATTAAACAACTCAAGCCTATTTTCCTTAAACCAAGCAATCTTATCTTCTTTGTTGATCATTAATATAATTTATATAATTATATGATCATACTTATTTAAGTTGTTTAAGTTAAACAACAATAAATTACGTCTTATCAATTTGCACCTCCTTAGCAACATTTGTTATTATTTTATTATAAAAAATGTCGTCCTCTGCATAATCTACTCCACCTGAACACTTAATCAAAATTTTCATATATTGGTCGTGTTTCTTTGTTTGAATGTCCTTTGATTCTGGGTTTTCTTCAACCCAATCATTTATTTGTTTGAAATTCTTATGAGCAATATTCTGAATAACTTTTTTAACCTTCTTTTTATCTTCGTCTTTTTCCCAGACATCTTTATCTTTGACATACATCACTTCTCTCTTCAAATCACTACAATGAATCGGTCTTTTATAAACATCAAGTTCTTTCAAACCTCTAACAAAAATATCACTTATTCCTTTAACATATCCAACATTCCCAGTATTTTCCAAGTCCGATAACTGAACTTTGAGAGAACTGACAAAATCCATAATGTCCAAAGCACCCTTGCATTGTTCATTCAAAAAGAAATTCATATTAAATTTCTGATTATTATTTGTTGTATTATTATTGTTATTGATTATCATCGTTCTTTCTTTTGAAAGTTCAATAATTTGTTGCTTGAAATCTTGATTTTGTTTAACCAGTTCAATTATAAAATCATTGTCAATATTTGCTACTTTTTTTTCTTCAAAAGTAGCACATTTTTTCTTATGTTTCCATAATCCTGTGCGATCTTTATATTCTTTCCCACAATTGCACACGTAACTGTTGGTCACACTGCTACTTTTACAAGGATTTGCGTTGCCATTTGTTGTCTGTCCGTTGCCATTTGCCTGTTTTTGGTGTTTATCAGTTGAACAATGTTTTTTGTAGTTGAATTTTTTAGACGTAATATAGTCACAAAATTTACACTCATAAAAAATTGCTACTTTTGCTACATTTTTGTTGTCTGCCGTTGCCATAAATAAAGAAAAGACAAAATTTTTAAATCGGTTTAAAAAAAAATAAAAAAAATTATGATAACAAAACAATAATTAGAATTTCTGAATTTAGAGCATTATGGTCTAAAACGATTTTTGCAAAAAAAAAGTTCAGAAAGTCTTTTGGCTTTTCGAATTTGGACATTTTTTTTGTCCATTTTTGAAAAGTCGAATCACTTTTGGGAATGAAAAAACCTTCATTTTTTTCTGAGACTGTGAACTATTAATTTGATGTAAATACGTTATTTTATGGTCTTAATTAAGTAACATAATAAAATACAAATTAATTAGGCAACTCATAAAACAAAATATGTATACATTATTTCTTTATAAACTTAAAAATAAAATTTTTCTTTTAATTCGTTTAGCAATGATTTTTTGTAGATGTTATATATATGGCAGGAAATAGCGTTTATCTTAATGGTTCTGTTGGACCTACAATTAGATTAAATATTAATGGACTTGGTCCAGGATTTGTCGCAAAATATGGAACCCAATTTTCTTTAGGTGGAGGAATTCCTGGGTTTATTGCACAGCAATTGGTAGACACTGAACGCGGTTACGAAGAATATATGAATGATCGTGATATTGTTGTTGAAGGGTGGAATACTAACTATAGGAGAGAAAAGGTATCATATAGTGGTGTCCCTGCTAGAGCAGTAACGCCTTTTCGTGCTGTTAATAATGCAGGTGATCTTTTAAGTAGAAAATATTACAGTTGTGGAGGACCTTGTCAAACTTTTCAAAGCAGACCAGGTATGTTCGGATTAAAAGGCAAGTTTGGACACGTAGCATTAACTTGCGATGGAACTGGTGTAGAACCAGCAAGTTGTAATACAAAATATGTTTACGATAGCTCTGATTATTCCAGATATTTAAAACAGAAGGCAATTAATAAAAATTATAATGCCCTTACAAATGGAGGTGATTCGGCGAGTGCATCTCAAAGTGCTTGGCGTGCTATTAGAAGATTTTAAACAAATTCGGTTATTTACACCTAATCATAAATTGAATAAATTATATATTATTTTAATAACAATATATAATAAATGACAACAATAGCTTATCATCAATATACCAATATACCTTATTCAGGAGGTTCTTATAATGCATCTCCTATTATTGGACCGATGAGCACAAATCAAACCCCTGGTGGAATTCGCATAAATCATACTTTAGGATCATTGCCAGGCGTTCATCCTAACCCTCCACAGTTTGGAGTTGCTGATGGAGCAAGTGAATTTTCTAATGCGAGGAGATATTATTGGAGAACCGCACAAAGTGTAAATGCACAAGCAGCAGCAACTCTTTTAGCGAAAGAATCAAGAACAATTAATTATGTCTCTCAATCATCACAAAGACAGTTTCCAGTTTCAACACATATGAATTATATTGCACCAAAGGATTCATCTCAAAGAACCGAGATGTTGAAAGCCAAGGCAGTTGGTAAAAGTTCGTATAAAATTGGATTACCAAACGATGCATTGTTGTCATATAAGAATTATAATAAGAATGACGTTAAAACAGCTCTTAAATTTGCTAGGTCTGGTGGTTGCGTTGCACCTGCAAAAAAAGGTTCAATTTATAACCGTTCATTGTGTAATGGTAGGGTATGTGCTTGGGGCGCTCAAGTTAGTTCAACATATTAACAAGATTTAGAAGAAAATATTATTAACTAATATTATAAGGATGAATAAATATTTAGTTGAATTTTTAGGAACATTATTATTATCTTTTGTTATTTTTGCAACAGGCAACTATTTAGCAATCGGTGCAGCTTTAGCAGTTGCGGTTTTGGTTGGAGGACCTATTAGTGGAGGCGCGTTTAACCCAGCAGTAACAATTGCCTTATTAACTGCAGGTAAACTAGCGACAAATGATGTAATTCCTTATATTGTTGCTCAAATAGCTGGAGGTTTGGCCGGTTTTGAATTGGTTAAATTTTTTATGAAGAAATAAATATAAAATCTTTTAATATAATTTTATATTTTCTACGTTTATAATATATATAATGAATTATATGCCATCATTTATGAAACCAACTGTAAATTCTGATCAGCAAGTTACAACTTGTCCTCCTGGTGAAAGACTTCAGCCAGCCGGAATGTTCTCGTCAGCAAAATGTGTACCTGTTGAAAGAAAAAAAATGTGTAAGGATGGAAAAGAACCTTCTTTTTTTGGTACTTGTACAGACGGAAGTAATCCTGCTTATCCAAATGAACCTATGATGCAAGGACAATCTCAGATTCCATCTCAGCAATATAATTCAGTATATCCACCAGGAGGACAACAACCAGTATATCCACCAGGAGGACAACAACCAGTATATCAAGGACAAATGCAACAACAAATGCAACAACCAGGACAACAGTACATGGGTATGGGAGGTAAACATAAGTATTCAAAAAAGAGAGGAGGAGGTGGAACTTTTTTAACCAGAAATTGGTTAAGATCAAGTACAAGAGGACGTAGACAATACGGTGGAGTTGCTGTTCCTCATTGTGCTAAGGTTTGGAATCAACAGGGTGCTTACCCTGCTGCAGTTGGAGGAGGCATTCCTATTAAAATGAATACAGTTCAAAGTGCAGGAAAAAAACATCATCGTAATAGACAAAGAAGTCAAAGAAGACAAAGAACTCAACGAAGACAAAGAACTCAACGAAGACAAAGACAACGCCACAGGCAATAAATTTATGGACATTTTTTTATTATGCCGTAAAATCGGCGTTTTAACTTCATAGTAAATTTCTAAATGTAAAGATAACATCATTATATTTTTTACAAGAATTCACTAATATATCGTACCATATAATTATTTTGAAAGACCTTTGTAATTGATTGAACCTTTTTGAAATTTTTTTTAACATTAATTTTATTATAAAAGTCAATAATGAAAGTAAATTTATTTAATGTTCTAATACATAAATATGAAATAAGATAATTTATTTCAATTTGATAAATTTTTATAAAAACATAAACGCTATTTGAGTTGAGACAAAATTTAGTTGTGCGATATTTATTATTTCTTTCTAAAGTTATATAACAAGAATAAAATCCATTCCAACAGTTATTTCTCCATAACGTAACATTATTTTCACCATTAGTGAAAAGTAATTTATTGCCATTTTTTTTGATAAATTTATAATGTTTATTAACATTCTTTTGCATATCTTTTTTAGGTTTTATTAGACCTCTATTATCAATTTTCAATAAATAGTTATTATTCAAAATAAGTTTTGACATTATTAACTTGCATATGTTTTACACCAATTGTAAAAGTAATAATTAATTTCAATTTTTTTATTAATTATTATTTTATTATTTATTATTTTATTGCCACATAAAATTTTGATGTTTTACATTTTCTTTTCAATCATTCTGTATAAAATATATAAAGTCAAAATACTTAAACAACCAAAATACAATTGTACAATAGGATCATCTGGCATTGTAATAGTTTGGTAATCTAATGATGATTTATCATTATCAAACGCTTCTACACATACTTTACCATTAACTGGATTTTTTCTATCAGGAAATGAACAAGCATTAATATTTGAAATATCAGCCTTTGAGACAAAATGTGTACCTTTATCTATTACATTATTAACATCAATTACTTCCATAGTAATTGCTTGACAATCTGGTTTAGAACCACTAAGAAATGAACTTAAAATAGCAAACGGGTTCAATACATTTAAGTCACTTAAAACTCCAGGTATTAATCCCCTTAAATCTGAAAAGTTAACACCCATTCCAGAGCTTATAAATGGAATATCTCCATCTGGAACATTATTTATGTAAACATATCTATCAACATCTTGTTTTGTTTCAACATCAACACATTTTCCACCAGTTCTTAAGAAAAATTTATTTCCTAAAGGGCGACCTGTTTTACTTGCAGAACCACCACCACTTGCCATTAATTCAACATAACCAATCAACCCATCAATATTTTTAGCCATTTGTTGAATTGAGCCTTCATCGGACATACCAAGTTCTGATGGCATTTTAATATTGTTAGCATACGAATAATTTGGACCCAATAACTTTTCTTGAATACTTGATGGATCTTCTGCTGATTCTGTAAATATATCTGACATTTATATATATAAATAATTATTTTATAAGTTATTATAAATCTTAAAAATAAGAATTTAAACTGGTAGAACCATCAGTAGTTTCAGAAGAAGAAGTAGTAGTTCCTGAACTAGTATTAAATGAAGACCACGCGCTGTCTTTATTCTCTTCATCGCCTTCTTCGGCACCAGTAGTATCACCTCCAGTAGTATCACCTCCAGTAAATCCTGAAGTATATGAAGACAACGAGCTATCTTTATTATCTTCAGTCCCAGTAGTTTCCCCTTCAGCCCCAGTAGTTTCCCCTTCAGTAGGTCCTTCTCCACCACTACTACTTGAAAACATACTGGATGTACTAGAAAATGACTGTACAGCCTCAGCATTTTGTTGATTTAGACCTTCAATCTGTTCATTTAAAACCTTAACTCCTTCTTCCAAATCATTTAATCTTACTTTTATAGCGGGTATTTCATTAATTTCAGTTTTTAATACTTCAATATTACCAGCATTTTGTTTTGCCATTATTATAGGGTCTTCTGGGTAATTTTCATATGTTCCAGAAGAATTTGTAAGTCCTTCTTGAATTTTATGTGAAGCTAAAAAATGATAAATTTGATAAAATATTAAAATAAAAAAAAGAATAATTAGAATGTTTACTAACATTGTATAATTATATTATATAACTTTATTTTATTCTTTTCTTTTTATATTTATATAATGTCTTCAGCAGTTTATCCTCTTGGGATGAAATCTTATAATAATTCAGTAATGACTGGTGGTTATGAAACATGGAAGGGAACCGGTAGTTATTCAAATCCTGTAGCTATAACATCAGGAAATATAAGACCACTTACAAATAAAGACCCTACAAATTTTGCTTCTGGTGCATTTGGTAGACCTAGACCATTGAAACAATACCGCAAAGGAACAACGACCCCAGTTCCAATTATTGTTCAAGATCCAAATAATCCTTCAAATTATATTTATGTTAATACCAATCGTGCTGTAAAATCGTCAACATCTTCAACGCTTATTGACCAAACAATTTTTAGACCAGGACAATTTTCTGTAAAACGTAACCCCCCAACAGAGGTTAATGAAGCACTTCAATTAAATGAAGATTGTAAAACTTGCGATGGTATTGGTCTGGTAACTAGTTTTTCACCTGAAACATATTTAACGAATAATCCAAGGGAAGTAAGTACAAATAGTCCTGGAACTGTCCCTGGGAAAAGCACGTTTTGTTGCAACCCCCAAAAAAATGCACTTAAATTGTGCAGACCAGCAAGTACAAATCTTAAGAAAAATTATTACCAGACTCTTCAACAATATCGTCAAAATAGATGTCAAACATATGAACAACGTGCATTTAATTTTAAGGCACCATTAAGCAGTGCAGCAAATATTTATGATTTGGAAAATAACCCACAAATTACAAAATCTATGATTCAAAATTCTAAACCAGGAGATCCTATTGCAAATTTGAATTTATATGTTGCCAATTGTTATCCAAATACTGATTACGCAACAAACTCTCCAGTTTATATTATTGCACAAGCATATAAATATATTAATGCTGCAGGATTATTAAATCCTATCGATATTCAAACTTATAATAATACAGTAATTCAGACATTTGCACAATTCAATAGTTTTCTCTCTGCATTATCTTCTGGAAATTCTGTAGAAGCCCTTAAGATTTTTATGAATATTCTTTCAAATCCATATTTGGGTATGCGTTTATCAGGACCAAGCAATCCACGTGGTTGTAAATTGGTTGTATATAAACCAAGCAATCCTCAATTTGCAAATCAAGGTGGAGTTATGAGTAGTGCAAGAACATTGAAACTTGCAGTAAACACAGTTGAGAAATACGTTGCGGGTACGAACAAGGGGAAAAGAAACCAAACAAATATTAATTTCAATGTTGAGGCTGGTTCAAACCCTGATAATTTTAATATTTATAAATCCAAAACACCAAGATGTAATGCTGCTTATTACACTAAAGATGGTAACCCAAAGACGTGTGATTCTTTTAGAAATTCTTTGGATTATCAAAATAAAATACTATCACATTTGGGCATTACATCAGCAGGACCAAATGTTGCTACTAATGGAATTAGTACTTCTTGGAACTAAGATATATCTAATTCATCTTCTTGACAAATAGTTTCATCATAGTCCTTATTAACCGAAGTTAAAAATACATTTTGAATTGTTGCATCTTCCGAATTGTGTCCTTGTAAAAATATATTTACCTTATCAGCGAATTTATTATAAGGTATTTTGAATTTTTCACACATTTGAATGCATTTTTGGATGTTATTTTTTTTTATACTTTCAATCTTTTCTTCTTTATTTTTATTCTTTAAAATATTAATAGCTGTATCATATGATTCTAACTGTTGCTGCCCAATAATAATATTTGATTCTTCAATTTTATTCAAAAAATAAGAAGGGAGTTCAATATTTAAAAGTGAAGTTATAATCCCATTTTTTACATTATAATTTATAATAAAATTCTTTAATTCATTGTATGAATTGGGTTCTATATTTTTTTCAAAAAATTTACAAATCAAGAACCTTTCATTCTTAAAAATATTAGAAGAATTTGGTTTTATAATATAAAGTTTATCAAATAATCCATTTAATATATAAATAAAATCCAAAACAGGCTTATGAAAAGGGATATCAATTTTAATTATACTAATTCCAGATATACTTTGATAAGTAAGTATATTTAATAGTATTAACACAACTCCTTTAAAATAAGATTCTAAATTTGTATAATAATCATCTTCAAGTTCAAAATATAAAAATTCAACATTATTTATTTTATTAGTTGTTAAACAATTAAATAAATTTCCTATAATGTGAACATCTTGTTTATCCTCTCTTAACATATCAAGACAATCAAAACTAGATTCTGGACAAGAACTAAAATGCATCGTTGTAATAATATTTTTTTTTGAAAAAGAATCAAACAAATTAAATATCATTGATATTTCCATAAGAATGTAAAAATAATTATTAGGTGGTTTAAGTTTACTTACTGAAAATTTATAATTTGGAACTTTTGTAAAAATAAATTCATAAGGGTTAATAATTTTATAAACTTCTTCATTATATGAAGATAATTCTATTTGTCTAGTTAAATAATAGTTCAGGCTATGTGATACTATTATGTTACATTCACTCAATGATTGTATTGGTTGTATAATAATATTACTGTTTTTTTTTGGCAATATATAATAACTCATAATTGAGGTTAATATATATATTATTTTTTGTTTAAGTGTTTTATTCTACAAATCCCTATTCCTCAATTCTAAATTTGAGTTTTTTCACCTTTTCAGCCCTGGGTTTTTTAGGTTTTGGAGCTAATACAATTGGTGGTTCTGATTCCGCAACTGCTTCTTCTACTGCTTCTGTTGCTTCTACAAGAACCAATTTCTTTTTTAACTTTACTGGCTTAGATTTTGCAACTGCTTCATTTTCGTCTTCTTCTTTTTCAACACTTTCTTCCTTTTTATATTTTCTAAATTTATCGGAAGCCACTTCTCTCTTAGTTTGAATAGCTCTTTCTACAAATGTTTCTTCTAACAATTCATTTACTACCTTTTCAGCATTTACAGTATGCAACTTTTTATAAACGAAATACCTATTTAAGAATGATATTTTGCGTTCATTTGCATTCATATTTGGAGCTTCTCCGTATTCCTTCTTTTTAAATTTTACACGCTTAATTTCTTCAAGCATATCATTAAATAACTCACTAAATAATCCAGAACCTTCTGGCAATCCAATGTTTTGAGCTTCTTCTCTTTCTAATAATTCAAACCCATAGTTTATCATTAAACGATTCAAGTAATCAAAGTTAACTAAATACTCAGGAATCATTTTATTAATAGACTCTTGATAAACATCAATTTTGTAACCTACACTGGAAACATCATCTTCAAATGTATCGTAATCATATTCCTTTCTTATTTCCCAAATTTTAGTTTCGGATTCTTCGTCATATATTTGTACACTTTCTCCAATTGACTTACCCTTTAACATATTATATACTAATTTACCATCGTAACAAGTTCCTATAAAGTATCCTCCTATTTTAGTACATTCTGCCAAATTACGCATATAACTATGGAGTGTCTTTTGATTCTCAAAGAAATAATGTAGTGCAAATTGACAAGATGATATATTAAAACCATCTGCACCTTTGCCCCATTGTCTAGCAACACCAGCTCCAATAACAGACGTTTCTTTAGTTCCGTGACCAAATACAGCTTTTGTTATTTGAATAGCACGGTCATTAAGCATCGCACCACCTGATGCAATATTTTGACTACTATTTCCGTTAACAAAGAGTGCATAAGGCATATTCTTGAAATCCTTGCGAAAATTGAGAAATCTTGCGCAAGCACCATCTACACGATTTTCTAAATTATCTTTTGATACATCAATACCAAATACGAAAGATAAATGTGAGGCGATCCATTTTGGAAAATCTCCGCCTTTGCCACAAGCATAATCTATTAATGTATCGCCTTTCTTAGATACACTTTTAATCAGTTTACTTTTCACGAATAAATTGTGAAAATCACGCATTCCGCGAACAACATTACTTTTGGTAACAATATTATAATAAACATCATCATTTGCAATTTCGTCAGGAATATTAGTTCCGGTTCCAATCATTTCATTTGTGATTGGATTGTGAATAGAACGCCAATTACTATTTGCAACGTGAAATGCATTTCCATAATTGGATGAACCATTTTTATAATCAGCTGTTTTATCATAACGAACCCTTAGTGGAATCCAACGCCATAACCCTTCACGTGTTAAATCATATGAAAATTCTACAATAGTGTCATCTCCAAAAACCTCGTTTTCCTCAGTGAACATTTGATTAATACCGGTTTCATCTTTTCTTAACATAATATAACAAACTCCTGCAGTAGGGTCTGGTGGATTTGTTGGCATAAATACTGCCTTCTTATAACTACTTTCATTATCAACGTTTCTTAAATCTGGTAGATTATCATCAATTACATCTTGACAAGGATTTAAATATCCGTGTTCCTTTTCATCATATCCGACACATAATAGTAATGTTTTATATTCATCTAACTGATTTACAGACTGTGCATTAATTCCGCCTTGAAATATAGGTGTTACTAAATCAGAACCTGTAGCTGTCTTCTTGGTTTTAACTAAGAAGTCAATTGTATTGAATTTTGGAGGTTTCCATTTGAATGAATGAATCCAAGTTTTCTTAGAAAGAGGACCAGCCTCTCCAACTTTATTTCCACCAACCCCCATATTCGCAGGAGTAAATATTAGACCATCTGTATTATATTCAAAATCGCCACGCTGTTCTTGCTTTAATATGAAGTTACACGCAGCAAATATATTATCTTCTGGATTTGATGGATAAAAACGTTTGCATGTAATTCTAATTGGACAAGATTCTTCAGGCATATCACTTCTATATGCATTCAGATTTCTTATAATATTTCTCAAAATAGGAAGACGATATTTTTCTGGTTTTTCATCTGGTTTTGATTGAATAAATCCAAAGCTTCTAACGTCTTTATTATTTACAAAATAAACGTCAAATGCTGCATATAAATTTATGAATTTCCCATTTTTATCACATAGAATAATCTCTCCATCAATAATTGTATTAAAATATTCCTTGTTATTAGTTTGTGCGCCGGTAAATGATATCTTCATATTTGAATTCATCAAATAAATCTTACCATTGTTAGATATTATTAGAATTGTTCTTTCACCATCAGCCTTGTCAGTTACTGTATAACCTTTACGAATATTGGGAAACCTAGCGTTTTCATTGAATGGTGCAATATTTTCAATTTGCAATGTGTATGAACTTGGCCCTATAAAATATTTTCCTTTTATATCACCTTTACCCCTTAAATTACGATGTGAGTTAAAATCAACATCATCTCCATTAATAATTTTCAAATATTGATTTCCGATGTTTGTCAGCTCAGGATAAGCAACCGGAAAATTAGTACCTTGAAGACCATTTAATACAAATTTTATAACTTTTCTTAAAGCACTTTGAACGGAACCCGCGTTTTGAAAATTTGTTTTTGGTCCAATTTTTGAATTATCAATTTCTAATTCAATCTCATAAGATTCGCGATTTGTAAATACACCTGCTTCTTGAGTTGTATAAAATCCACCAGACCTGGTATCTTGAGTATAAGAAGCCTTTGTAATACTAATATCAATATTTACAGGATAATCTTCGTGAGTAAATGTAACGCGATTTATGTATCTAAATGTCTTCTTGGATTTTTCCCAAGAATTAATCATTCCTTTAACACGACCATCACTATCACTTACATTTTCTTCTGTTTGAAATGATACGCGAAAATTGAAATCTGAAAAATCGGCAGGAAATAATGGCGCATCGTCAAAGAAGAATCGCGATTTTTTCACAAATCCAATTGATTGTCTGTACCCCTTCATTAATTCCCGAATGCTATTATTTTTACAGTATTCTTGTATGGCATTAAATCCTTCAATTTCAGTTCTTATTGGCGAGGTTTTGAAGCGTCCAGATGGGTCTAAATATTCATTCTCAATCCGGAGCATATACCGTCCTTCTGGGTTGACTGTAATGAATCCAAGTGACTTTATTTTTGCAATTACATTGTCATAATCCATTTTTGTTAAATATTTATTACCTTTTGTTCCAAAACGGACTTCTAATTCATTATTTATTTTTGAATTTTTCACATAAGGCATTTGTTGCCAGAATTTTTCCATAATAAGGTCAAATTGTTTTGGTGGAGGAAGAAATGTTGCCTTTTTATATTCTCGTTTTTCAGTTTTTTTTCCTAGAATTGGAACAGGTTTTTCTTCTACTATAAGTGCAATCGGATTTTCTTTTGGTTTTTCTATCTTGTTAGAAGATGAGTGTGTTACTTCTCCTTCTTCTAATTCATAATCCCTCTTTGACTTTGGCACTAAATTAATGGGATTTTCATTTTGTTCTGATTTATTTTGAAGTTCTGACATAGATATATATAGTTAATACATAATTTTTATATTGTTGTTCAATTTTTTATAATATAAATAATGTATATGATTACAGTAAATTATTTATTTTATTTTTCCTAGATTCGTATAGAATGCTTTTTGCAATGCATTTTCTTATGTTTTTTTGTGTATCCTTTTTTGTTTGTTTTTCTATTTTTTGTGTGTGATTTTCTATAACTGTTGTATTTTTTTACATTTTTATATTTGCGATAAGTTCTTTTATTTTTAATAGTTCCAGCTCCAAAAATAAAGTTGCCTGCATTATCATCTCTACGATATACTTTACCATAAGAAGAAGAACCTACAGAAGAAGCAGACCTACTCCTTGCAGAAGTAGACCTAGTTCTTGCAGAAGGATCAGCAGAAGCAGAATCATAATCAGGAACAGAAGAAGCAGAAGAAGCAGAAGCAGACCTACTGCTTGAAGAAGCAGTATCCCATAATACCGCAGGAAGAACATAAAAGTAAGATTTTGGATTAGACGAAGAATTACCTATTAATAATTTCGTATTATTTTCACGAATATTTAAAGATTCCAAAACTAATGCTGCAACTTGCCCCATTTGTGCAGGTCTATCAGTTCCTATTTGAACCATTGTTCTATTTTTTCCTAATGGATTTTGAAAATTTGGTACTACAGTACTTCCGTATTGTTGAATTGGTTGTTCGTTATTATATAATGCGATTTGATTGCTTACTGCAGATGAAATAATATTATTATCTGCACAAGCTTTCCATCCTCCAAATTCCATAAAATGATTTACTGGGTTCTTATCAGTCATTTGCCAAGGAGTACCATCAAGCCAGAACAAATTATAATTTGTTGCATTAAATGGAGTTCCATCTGTTAAAAAATATCCAAATAAATCTGTATAACTAGGCGAATTTTCATATATTTGAACAAAAGGTTGTTGTGGAGGAATTGGATATGATGATGACTCAATTGTTGATTCATATGGTTGTGTAAAAACAGGAGATGATGGTTCAGATGTAATAGGAGATGATAGTTGTGTAAAAACAGGAGATGATAGTTCAGATGTAATAGGACTTGATGTTTCAAATGGAGGAACTGATGTTGATGTTTCAAATGGAGGAACTGATGTTGATGTTTCAAATGGAGGAACAGAAGTTGATATTTGTGCTTCTGGTTGCATTTCTGATGCTATATCTAGTTGTTGTGTTGTTATTGGCAATAATATATCATTTTTTGCAAATTGTGGTTCAGGTTTAACTAATAATCTTGAGTAATTGCTAATTGGTTGCAAGTTTTGTCTATATTCTTTGAATTTATGTAATAAAATTTGAAGTTGTTTATCATATACTCGTGTAGCTTCTAATGCCCAAGCATCTTGATAGTTTGCTTTATCACAATAAAATCCATATGGCTGTCCAAGATGCATAATTGAAGTATCAAGATTTATGGTTAATACGCCATTATTACCTATTCTTGTTGTAGTATAAGTATAATTTAGTCCAAATTCAGAACATAATACATTGAATGTCATTGAATTACCTTCTTGTGGTAGTTCTAAATATTTATCATATTTGTCAGTTTTAGAATTAGTAATACAACTATTCCAACTACAAATCGCTTGCCAACCATCAACAAGTCCAGGAACATTACAAACAACAGTTTTTGGCCAATTATAATTTTCGTTTAAAATAGGTCCAAATAATTCTGATTGACCCTGACGAGCATTATCAATATAAATAGGTCCACGAGTATTATAAGTAGGATTAGAGAAATCTCCTTGTCCTTTCATAAATTGGCTATTTTTAGAAAGAATTGAATTACTTAGAGATTTTCTTTTGGTTGAAATATCATCTATACCTTTATCTTCATCGCCAATTAAAACTCTAGGATCATTTTGATATATTTTTTTAATTCCAATTTCAAGTCTAGAATCTATGTCTCCTTTAAGAATAGTTTCTCCGAAACATTTAAATATATTTTTTGTAACTTCTTTAAATAAATTATCAATTTCCATTCTTAAAAGACTAGATTTTTGTTGTGACCAATATGCAGTTCCAGAACCATTAGGAATTATTATGTCAAAATTACTATCAATGTATCCTATTCCCATTAGTCCAGAAGCTGCTATCATTCTAGTTACATTATTAAAAACAACTTTGTCTTGTGGAAAAAGTGCGTATGTGCCTTCCTTTTTAGGACTTAAACTATTATCTTTCCCAACTAAACTAATTTCTTTAATCTTTTTAATTTTTGCAACTTTTTCTAAAGGATCAGGTTTATAAATTGAACGTGCTAAATCTTGAACATTATTTAAAAGTAGGTCTAATTGTGAGACTGCTTTAGATATATATTTTTCTAATTTGTATTGTTGACTTTTGCGAATAGCTATACCAGGAAATGCGTCAAAAGATATTTTTTTTAAAAACTTCTCAAATGATTTTTTGTCTGCTTCTGAAATTTCTCCAACACTGCTTAAAATACTATTTAATACACCTTTATAAAATTGAATATTATTGAGTGGATTTTGAGCATCAGTTGCATCATTATTCCATACACCTGTCATACTATTTTGAATATCTGTTTTCCATTTTTCATAATTTTCTTTTATAAATGTAATAATCTCATCACGTTGTTGCTGAGTTATACGACCACCATTTTGTATATTTGTTTCATTTTTTGAACCTCCAGCAAAAGAATCTGCAGCATATTCTTTTTTATCATAATAAATCACAGAATTTTGAGATTGACTAGGACTTTTCTTAGCCTCTGTAAGTTTAACATATTCATCAAGTATTAATTCTGACAATTCATCAGAAAAATCTGAAAAATTACCATACATATCATCACTATTTCTACTTTTTTTAATAATTTCTAAACATTTAGGATACATATGATCAAAAATAGTTTGTTCTACTAAAATATTTGTTAAATCTAACATTATATTTTCATTTTCATTTCCACTATTTTCAAAATAATCAAAAATACTTGTTGTTCTACAAAAATCATTATCAGATTCATTATAATATATTAATAATGCTTTATAATAACTTTTAATTATAATAGATTGATATAAAAATTCAATTAATTTTCCAGAAAATTCATATTCATCATTATAATTACTATCATAATCTATTACAATACAATTTGTATCTGTTGTATCACATAATTGTTGAGATGAAGATGGTGAAAATGATGATGATGATGAAAAAGAGAATGATGGCATAGATGGCATATATGATGAAGTCTTTTTATGCGAATTTGTAAAATTATCATAAACATCACTAATTACATTATAAAAATTAACTTCACATTTTAAGTATGCTTCTTTTAAAATAATTTCATCAAGAAAGCAATATAATAATTTTCTTATTTCACCAGAATCTGGAATAGTAAAATCATATTGACTTGAACTACTTGTAACACTTGAAAATCCGAGAGACGTTATATTCAATTTTAAATAAATAATTGTTTGCGAAATAATTAATGTTGTAACTGCAATTGAAATAGCTAAGATGTCTTTATAATTCCACCAGTTAGAACGCTGTGATGATGATGAATTTTGTCTACAAACATAATTACCAAAAAAATCAATAGGTAAAATTATTTTTGAATTATTTTCAGAAATATTTATAGGATTTTTAGATACATAATCTATTAATTTACTGATATATTCAAAATCTAAATTTCCAGAATGAATGATAAATTGGGCAAGAGGAGATTGTTGTTCTCCTGTTCTTATGCGTTTTGTTTGTGAAGATGATGGTGCTGATGATATTGGCGACATTGATTCTGAATATTGTTGTGAACCTAAATCAGAATAAATAGATTCTGGATTTACTGATGATTCTGATATTACAGACGAATCATCTTCTTCAATTATATTTGGAAAATCACCTTTTCTTTTTGTTGAAGGTGATGATGCTCCATCAGGAAACATTCTAAGTTGTTGAGGATTATTTACATTTTGAAAGACTTTTTGGAAATTTTGAGATATAGGATATTTACCAGACAATTCATTATAAATTTTTAATATTATATCTTCTAATCCTATATTTGTAGGTTGTATTTGTTGACAAAATTCTTGAAATTTTTGTTGTGTGTATTGAACTAAAATATCTGGAATAATTTTCCAATCACCAAAACCGAAAAACATTAAACGCATATTATCTAAAATATTAACCATTCTAATTTTGCTTTTAAAATTAGCTGAATTATTTTGTGATAATCCGGAAGCTGTTGAAGTAATTGGTGGTTTAAAATCAGATAATAATGTATTATTTGGTGGAATTTTACCTGGACCAAAATATTTTCCAGAAGTAACACTAGTATCAGAATCAGAACTATAACCACTTATAGAAGCTCCAGTAGTAGAACCCTGACTTAATTGACTTAATTTAATATTCGTATCCATTGCGGAAGATAAATTAGTTGGATCTTTAAACGCTGTCATAAATTGTCTGGTGGGTTTTGTTCTAAGTAAAAAAGGAGTTGAAGTAGGATAACCAAAGTTATCTATATCTATTGTGCCTTTATTTTGTCCATTTGAACTATAAGTTATATTATTAATCGTATACTGTTGTTGACTTTTATTATCTTGAAAGATTATATAGGCATTTTTATCTGCAGAAGATGATATTTCTGATACAGTTCCATTATAGATTTCATTTCCATCTAGAGATGTTACTGTAATTTGCGGACCATTAATAATGAAATTAACATCGATAGGATTCCCTCCTTTTTGGTTAATTTGTTTTTTACCAGAACCTGATTGATAAAATATACCAGAATCTTCACAACGAACATACTTGCGATGATAATCATTAAATCCTTTTTTAATCCTACCAGTTCCACCTCCTTGACAAGTGCAATCATGTATATAATCATGATGTGTTGCAATAAGACAATATGCATCAAAATTGTCTTTACTTAATTCAACAGAAGCCATATTATATTATTGCTCTAAAATATTTTGAATAAATCTACATATTCGTAATGATTAATTCATACATTTCTTTTTTAGTCTTTTGTGATTTACTTAAATCAATCCCAATCTTGCCGCAAAGAGTAGAAAGTTCTTCTGATTTGTATGAACCCATTGCTTTCAATGTTTTATCTACACTCTCCCATTTAAAATAATTATCCTTATAATATGCCGCTTTTTTGTCATCTATTTCTATTTCTACTCCATATTTATGTGCACATTTTAAGTTATCTTCACAAACTACAATATGAGTTTTTGCATCTAAATCTAGATTAGAAACTAAATCAAAGCACTTTCGTTTATGAATAAATAGAACATTCAACTTATTTGCTATACAAAGAGCAATAAATGTCTTCATTCCAATACGTTCTTTATTTATTAGTTCATCTTCAACGTGTTCCTTAATATTTTTAATCTTATTTGCCTTTAAATCCTGTTTATTCTCTCTCAATATTTCAACAGATTTAAACTTTTCTTCTTTTTCAAAAACAAATGTTGTAGTTCCAGGATATTCGTATGCTGCAAAACCATTTTTAATAATAAAATAGCACCAAAAAAGTGTATCTTTTTGTTTTGGATAATATAAATCTAAAGATGATATGCTATTAGCAGAAGTATCAGGGGTTGTTTTTGATATTGACCTTGTCTCTGAGTTTACCTTTTTATAATGAATATCTTCTATTAAAACAGAATTGTCAATTGAATCAGGAATCGGAACCTTTCTTGATCTTGGAATCAATACAAGTTCTGGTTCTGGTTCAATTATACTTTTATTTTTTAAAATATCATCATTATTATTAATAGATTTTGTTGCCATATTTATTAATTTACTTGTTAACATATAATCTTGTAAATTGTTCAATACATGATTATAATTTATTTGAGTTGTTTTATGCTGTGATTGCTGCATTCTTATTGATTTTTGTTTGGTTATCTTTATTATCTTTTCCAAAAAATGTATTTTTGAACTCCTCTTTTTGTTTCTCCATTTCGTTTAAATTCAACTCTTGAGTATTAACATATTTAATATATATTTTAAGTTCTTCAATAATATCCTCATATAAATCAGTTAAATTAATATGAACGCCGTATTTGTTTTCATTTAATGTAACATTTGAATGCTTAGATAAAATGCGTAAAACTTCAACTTGATTAAATTTAGGCATTAACTCTATTTTATCACGAATTACAATTAATTCATTATTATCCATTATAGTTATTATTATAAATTTTTTAAATAATAATAAAAAATATTATAATAAAAATATAATATATAATGGCATCTGTGTTATCTTCAAAATTTATTGGTGTTATGATTTTCTATATTATTTTATCATATTTAATAGGACCTCTTATTGGATATTATTTTCTTGGTAAAACAACAAAAGCGGCTGGAACAGGATTTGTTGTTGGAAGCGTTTTGTCAATAATATTATGGTATTCTTATGGGTCAAAGATGGTATAAGCGTAAGCGACTGATAAGCGTAAGCGACTGATAAGCGTAAGCGACTGATAAGCGTAAGCGACTGATAAGCGTAATTTAATTTTCTATTATAAGTTTAGGTTTACCTCTGGGTTTATTATCAATAATTTTTTTTTCAACTAATTCAGCAATGATAGACACATATTTATCATTAAGTTCAAATCTTTGACCAATTACACGTGCAACAAAATTATCCCCCTCTTTTATTTCAGAAAATTGATTATTCAAATAATGATGGTCTCTCGTAATAAATACCACAACAGGACTAGGTTTTTCTTCTGAACTTTCGGCACGTATTCCTGCCTTAGTAATATTTTTAGCTTGACACTGAATAAGCAATCCTTCAACTGGACAACATATTAAACATTCAAATACAACTTCAAACACTATATCGCTTCCTTTAACAACGCCACTAGAATAAGTAATAATTTTTGAAGAACTTGGTTTAATAAAACCTTCAGCAACACATTTTCCTTCAAAATTATTTGCAATATCTATCTCAATAGTTTGTTTTAGATTTTTACCTATTGCAGTTATTGGTAAAATAATAGAACGAGTTATAAGCGATTGTGAATAAATACTTTCATAACGAATTTCACGCCTTTTGTTTTTTTGTTGTGCTGATTTAAAATTCTGGGGGACTTCCATACTGTTATATTATAATAACATTAGATTCTTTTAATTATTTTTCAATTTTATTTAAAAACAATTAAAAAAAAATATTTAACCTACAAAAACTTGTTTATATGTGCCAACTCTAGATTAAGAAACCATATTTTACCATCTTTTCTCTCGTTGTCATAATATCTCATAATAAATTCAATGAGAGAACAAAGCTCAGCTTGTCCCATCCCCTTGGTATTATCCTTGTTGTATTTTTCTTCTCCTAATATGGAATTAATTACTTGCAGTTTTTTTGCTTTCCCAGCTTCATCACATCGTGCTCCAGTATTTCTTGCAGATTGTGTATCCTTGATTTTAAATACTAAATATGTATTTTTTTGGTCATAACCAATGAATCCAACTAATGGACTGAAGTCCGATTTGTTAATTGTAAATTTTTCACTTAATTCTTTATTTATTTCAATTTCATCTTCATGTTCTGCACTAATCCATTTATTTTTGGAACTATCAAATACAAAAACTTTACGTTTATCTTTTATAAATACAACAATTCCAATAAGTTGTTTACGAGTTTTAATAATTTTTTTCTCTAAATATTTTTTTACCATATCTTCAAAACTATTTGGTTCAAATTCTTTCAAAAATAAATAATTCAATAACTCTATTATATCATTTCCATTAAGCATATCAACTATATGTTGAATTAATAATTCCAATACTTTTCTGTTTGGTATATTGAAGTCCTTAATAAGTTTTCTCATTGATAATCCACAATATTTATACCAGTTTTCTTCACCCCTCGGTATTTTTTTAGTAGTTGAAGAAGATTCAATTGCAGTATTAAATTTAGCATTTATTTCCTGCATTATTTTTACACCATTTTCATTGTCTTTTATTTCCCTTGTTTCTTTCACTTGAACTATTGTTTCATCAGGAGGAGTAACACGAGCATGAGCATTAACATGAGGAACTATTGGTTCAACTTCTTCAATATTACGTACATCAATAACTTCTTTCATTATACCTCGTTTAATATCAAATTTAATAGACTCCGGTTTATAGTCTATAGGGACACTTCTATCAAAAATGGATATATTATTATTGTTTAATTCACTTGGTTGAAATAAGTAGTATTCACCAATGTTAATTAAATATCCAGTTCGGCCATATCTATCAGTAATAAATTCACTAGTGTCTTCTACTAATTGTGTTAAGGCCGCGTAAATTTGCACAAGAGGATATGGTCGGGGTATATTAATACGTTGAATAAGGTCCTTTTTAGTATAGAAATATCGTTCTTTCATTAAGGTTCTTATTTTTTTCAATATTTTTTCGGAATTCATTAAAATGAATGCTTCAGTGTATGTGTAATCATTTGGCGTTTCTATTTTTTTGTCAGGACTACAAGTATAGTTACACTCCATATAATCACATTCGGCTGAATAAGGCGCATCGCCAATTTTATAATCTTGAATAATCATACCATTAGATAATACTTGTTCAATTCCAATATTCATAATTTCTTTTGTCAACATTGTTTGAGAGTGATTAATAATACAATCAACCGCGGTTTCCTTTAAAACTCTACTAACTTTGCCGATTTGAATGGCCTTATATTCGGCAACACGATAAACATACAAATCAGCAGCTTCTTCTTCTTCGTTTTCTAGAAGTGTGCCATACATAAATATTTGAACATTTCGTTTTTCAAATGGTAAACTTTTATGACTAAAATTACGAACAGCGCGACCAATGATTTGTTCTAATCTACTCATATTGTACCACGGTTCAAGAATGTGAACTTGTCTTAAGAATTTAAAGTCAATGCCTTCTGTTCCTGCTTGGGATATAAGAACAACTTTGATTTTCTCACCATTTTTGTTGTCATCATTAGTAATAGATTTAACTTCAAAATCATTATTTGGAGAGAGTCTTGGATCACCTGTAATCATACAATATTTTAAACCGACAGATTTTTGAACAGGAGGTGTTTTAAAAAGAGATTTTGTACCTTGTCCAAATCTAGAGAATCCAATTTCTTCTAATGCAAGTGCCATTGGGACTAATGCAGCATCAATATATTGTGAATAAATTATTGCAATTCCTTCTGAACTTGCAATTGTATCACATATTGATTTTATTTTTGAACTGTATTTACCTATTTCATCTTTTGAGAAAATTCTCCCGTATTTTTTCAATGTTTTGGGTTTGTATTCAAATGAACCTTTTTCTGGTGGTCTGTTACTATCAACAAAAGTCATAATTCTCTCAAGTCCTTTTTTACCAACTATATCATTTGGACTAATAAAGTAATCATCTGGTCTTTCAGCTTCTTCTGGAGATGAACTTCCTCCTCCTGCAGAGGAAACAGACTGTTCACTACTAGAATTTCTTATTAATTTAATATCTTGTGGAGTTTCAATTGATAAAGGAATGTTGGACTTAGATTCTTCTGACTCTGACTCAAGTTCTGGTTCTGGCTCTGGTTCTGGCTCTGGCTCTGGCTCTGGCTCTGGTTCTGGTTCTGGTTCTAATTCAGATGGAAATTTCATAGATTCAATTGTTCTTTCTTCTTGACTCTTACCCGAAACACTTGGTTCAGCTACATCTCTTATTTGTTGAATTGCATTTTCAAGTCCTTCAATTGGATACACCATAATAAGAGATTCCAATGGCATTGTCATCAAAACATAACCAAATGAATCCATATTTTCAAAACTAGGCATTTCTTTCACAACTCCTTTAGTAGTTGTAATTGTAATCTTTTTATTTTTTAAACTGTCAATTATAAATTTATATCCAAGTTCTTGATAAGAACCTATTTTTGTTAAATATATGTCTAAAAATTTCAATCTATCTTCTTCAGAAATTGTTTTACCGTTCATCTGATAAAGAGGATATTTATGACTTTTAAAAGTATGTTCAGGAGAGAAAATATTAGGAAATATTTTGAATGGAAATGTATAAGGATTATTACCTTTTGCAAAAGATACATATCCTGTAGCCTTTTGTATTAACAATTCCTTACCAACTTCTTCTCCACTAGTATTTTTCTTGAATTCTCCATCCTTTTCAAAAATATCCTTTATTTCAATAAGTGCTCTCTTATCATTTGCATTCATTAAATTTAATAACCAAACAATTTCCTTATAATCATTGTACATTGGAGTTGCAGATAATAACAATATACGCATATCTTGAGTGGATTTAACCAAAGTCATTAAACTATCTGCGACTAGTTTGCTAGTATTATCACCAGAAATACGAATATTATGAATTTCGTCAATAATAACAAGGCGTCCGTTAAATTCATTGCGTAAATTGCGGTATTGTTGACGGAGAAGATCACCAGGAGTTTTATATTCACCATAAAATTGTTTTTCTCCCTTTACTCTCTTTTCCTGTTTTATTCCTTTTGGTTTACCACTTTCAACTTTATTAATATAATTTGCAAATTCAACATAACCCAAAAAAATATACGACGAGTTGATAATTGTATTTATTTGTGAAATTATTTTTTCCTTTGGAATTCCTTTCATATTCATTGGATTTATTTCTTTCAACAATTTATTTCCAGTACAGTCGCGAATATTCCAAAGTCCATCAACCAATTTAAGTTTTCTATCATCAAAGAAACTGCGACGAAAATTGTCTTGGACATTAGGAGAAGCAACAATAATAGTTCTTTTATTTATTCCCATTTGCTTCAAATAATCTCTCATCTCTTCGGCCACACCAATTGCAGAGCATGTATTATGTGTAACAGTAAAATCTCCCATTAAATAGCGACAATTTCCATCTAATGTAAAACCGTAATAATCATCATAATTAACATATTCAACGTTAATACCAGTTACAAGGACATTTTTAATTTGTTTCCTTGAATTTGAACGTTTTCTAGGAATAATAGTAGGTATTTCTTCAACACCTTCTCCATTTATATTAGTTCTATAAGCAAAACCATATTTTTTAACGCCTTTATATGTCCAACTAGTTTTTTTTATACTTTTATAACACGAAAATCCCAAACTACGAGCAAGAAATATTACATCATCCATCAATAGTTCATTTTTTTGTGTAAATTCAAAACCACACGCGTCATTTCCCAAGTGTCCATCGCTATCAATTAATCCAGCAAGAAGTTTTAATCTGTTCTCTCTTGAATTACATTTATAAATCATTGGGATGTGTTTATTATTAACCATATTCAATTCCTTCAACGTATTTAAAAATTTATTATTCCCAACTTTTCCATTTCCAGATATACCATAATCATAATTACTTCTAAAATTTAGCGTCAACCCATATTCTTTTAAATTTATATTAAAATATTTCAAAACGCTAGAGTCTTGACTAGTAATTACTGCATCTCTTTTTGAACCATCTCCTAGCCAATAACCAATCATATAAGGATCAATCGGAAGAGATTTTTCTTCAAAGTCAACTGGTGCCTTGTATCCTTTCAAAAACGCCTTATATTTTTTAGACAATTTCAAGTAATCCTTTACAGAAATTTCAAAAACATTATCACAAGTATTTTCATTTTTTTTGATTTCTTCAAAAAATAAAGTTGCACATTCTTCCGTCTTTTTTCTTGAATCTTCATCATTTTTATTATATGAAAAATTTCGTGTTTTGAACTGATTATTTTCAAGCCATTGAACGTTGAAATTAAAGTGAGAATTATAATGATTATGACATAATTTTGGAAATCCGGACGCCTTTAAACACAATATATGTTCTTCATTTACAGTGTACTTATCACCTTTTACAGGTATAATGTTATACATTTTATCTTGCCCCCTTGCTAAAGAAGTGACTGTTCTTGGCGTTGAATCATCACCCATAAGTAAATCTCCAATTTGTATATCTTGAACCATTTTAATAGAACCATCATACATAATAATAGGTGTATTTATTGCGTGACATTTTCCACTTCCTAATTCACCATACAATAGCAAACTATTATAAGGAGTTTGAAATGATAAAAAATTGCGTACAAAGGTTTGATTAGGAGAGAGCTCAAAATCGGCATTAGCTAATTCTTCTGCTCGTACCTTAACATCTTCATAAACTTTTCCATCAAATTTATTATCTGCAAATTCAGATTTTTCTGCAATTTTAATATTAAATAATGGGTCATTTAAATTTGGATACAAATATGGGTCGGCTTCAGGCTCTTGGGAAAGTTCTTGCCTCTCTAAAAATTCTTGTCTTAATAAAAAATTATTGCATTCTGTATTAGAATTATAAAGGTTGCCTATTTTTTCACAATTATTATGAATGAGTGCATCTTTCACAAGTTCAGCATCAGCGTTATCATCTATGATTCGTAATTTTTTTTTCTGAGATTTTATTGGATTTAACATACTATATTATACTTATATTATAGTATGATTTATTTATTATAAATTTAATAAAATCTATAATCTTTTAAAATCTTATCAATGTTGCTTATTATTTTTTTCTTCTCTAAATGATATGGTCTAATTGCCTCTAAACATTCATCGACCGTTTTCCATTCTAATTTACTAACTTCTGTTTTTTGAAAATTATTCAATGAATCAATTGTTTCATTCATATAAGCCAAAAAATATTTATGTTTATAAGATTTATGATTTGAACCAATGAATATTTCTTCAAATGGTAACAAATTATCAACAATGACAATACTTTTCTTTGAATGTCCGGTTTCTTCCTCAAACTCTCTAAGAGCACATTCAATATCTTTTTCTTGAAAATTCCGTCGTCCTTTTGGAAATTCCCATTCAGTTTCAGACCATTGTGTATTACTATTTTTAACAATATCTTCCAATGTAATTTTATTATCATTTATATAAATTCCATTTTTAATGAGGTCAAATTTTTTAGAAGATATAGATTCTTCATTACGATATTGAACGTTACTATTTTCACCCCATAATAACTTCCATAAATTATCAAATGGTTCTGTTAATATATTTTCCTTCTCTTTAAGTGACATCTCATCAATACATTTTTGAAGTTGTGAAGTATTGTGACATATATATTTGCCTCTTATAAAATCAATAAATCCAAAACTATCCTTGCGACGAATCATTAAATATTGTAGACCTTTGCTACTTGTTCTAAATAATATAATACCATAACTAGTAATAGGCAATTTGCATTGATGAAATAAATGGCCGGTTTTGCCACAATTATTACACATATTATTATTTTTATTCATATGAACTTATTTATTATATAAAAAAATGTTTAAATTATAATTTGTATTTTATACTTCAAATTGTTGCGTTGGGAAAAGTTAAAATTATATTATTAAAATATACAAATAATGAAATATTAAGTAATGCCAAAATTTAATTTGGATTCAAGTGTCTGGGGACCACACTATTGGTTTTTTTTACATACTGTAGCAATGACTTATCCTCATCGTCCAAATACAATGACAAAGAAAAAATATTATGACTTCATTCAAAATATACCAATGTTTATTCCTATAGAAAGCATGGCGAGTAATTTTAGTAAACTATTAGATAATTATCCGGTATCTCCATATTTAGATTCACGTGATGCATTTATTAGGTGGATGCATTTTATACATAATAAAATAAACGAGAAGTTAGAGAAACCAAAAATAACTTTAGAAAAATTTTATGCGGATTATTATGAATCTTATAAGCCAAAAGATGTAAAAATGCGCGAATATTATAAATTTAGAGCAAAGTTGATTTATTTATTCATTGTATTGTGTATTATTTTTGGTATTTATTACTTTTATAATAAATAATATAATAATTATATAGGATGAAAACTAAAAAAAATAAAATAAAAAAATTAGGAGGACGTGCAATAGAATCAGGAGGTTATGGATGTGTATTTAAACCCGCGTTAAAATGTAAAGATGAAGAACGTGAACCTAATCAAATTAGCAAGCTTATGTTAAAAAGAAATGCAAAAACAGAGTACGATGATATTGTTAAATTCTTACCATATTTAAAAAAAATACCGGATTATGAAAAATATTTTTTAGTGTATGATATAACAACCTGTAAACCAGGTAGATTAGATGAAGAAGACCTTGAAGGTTTTGACGAAAAATGCAGTTCACTTACAAAAAGAAAAATTAAAAAAGACACTGTAAATGAAGAGGAAAATTTAAGAACTCTATCCATTGTAAATATGCCATATGGTGGTGTAGATGTTGGTAGAGTTATTGAACAGGTTTTTTCAAAAGATAGAATAGATTATGCAAAATTAGTTGAACTTAACAATAAACTTCTTGAACTTTTAAAAAATGGAATTCTTCCAATGAATCAAAAACAACATATATACCATTGTGATTTAAAAGATTCCAATATTATAGTTGATCAGGAAATGAATACAAGACTTATAGACTGGGGATTGTCGTGTAAATATGATGACGAATCTACTGTTCCTGATATTTTAAAAAGACGTCCGTTTCAATATAATGTTCCATTCTCAAATGTACTTTTTAATAATATGTTTGAAGATTCATATAAAGAATTTCTAACTAAAAATAATGCACCAACATATTTTGAGACTCGTGAATTTGTTGTTAATTATGTTTTTAAATGGATAGATGAGAGAGGACCAGGTCATTTAAAATCAATAAATAGTATTATAAAATTTTTATTTGAAAATGATATTAGTAATATTGATGAAGAGTTCAAAGATCAGTTAATTGAATTTAGTTATACATTTCATTTTATTTTTGATTACATAACAAAAATATTAATGAAATTCACACGCAATGGTGAATTTGATAAAATAAGTTATTTAAAAATACTATTGAATAACATTGATGTATGGGGGTTTACGATATCTTATATTTCTATAGTTGAAATGTTTCACGGACGTGGTAATATAAGTGGAGTTCAACAGGAAATAATAGATAGAATTAAAAGTGCAATTGTTCTTTTGTATGAATCTTCAGACCACGAAATAAATACAGAAAAATTAATAAATATTCTTGAAGGTTTAAATCCCCTTTTCACCAAGGCGTTAAATGAACAACCCAAAACATATTATAAATTATTTGGGGAGAGAAGAACGACAAATCCGAAAACAGAAAAGACTGATGGTTCTAAAGCTAAAGGACTAAAAAAAAGAACAAGAAAGCGAACAAGAAAATTAAAGAAAAATTCACTTATTCGTTCTTTATATAGGAAATGAATTATCCATTATAGATTTAATATTCAATAATATATAATAATGAAGTTAGAGTTATTTATTATTGGCATCACTGTATTTTTAATATATAATGCTTATCATGGAGGAAAATATACAAAGATGTATACTCATTATAAAAAATATATCCAAATGGCATTTTATGGAATAGTCGGTATATCATTATACTTATTAATAAAACGAAGTCCGGAAAAATGTAAATCTATGCTTTTACACGCAAATAATATGGTAAAATATATGCCTATAGATAAATCATCACTTGATATGCTTAGTCCAATTATAGATTTTACTGGATCTGCTTCTGCTTCTGAGTTACAACCTAATGAAGGAGGTTTTATGCAAGGTTTAAATCAAGACTCTTGTGGAGGTTCAAATTATGAAAAAAGACTTCTCACATCTGGAACAAAAAGTACAAAACGTTCAGTAAGTGAAACTAAGAAAAAATATGTAGCTTCAATGCAAAATTGGAAATGTGGTCATTGTCAAAAACAACTAACAGCTTGGTTTGAGGTAGACCATAAAATGAGACTTGAATACGGCGGAACTAACCAAGTTGATAATTTAGTTGCATTGTGTAGAGAATGTCACGGTGAAAAAACCGCATTTGAAAATATGTAAAATATCTAGACGATTTTTTCAGAAGAATATTGTATTATAATATTATATGAGTAAAACACCAAATGAAAGTTATAAAGATAATTTGAAAGAAAATACAACAAAATCATATATTGAATCAGTAAAAAAATTTTCATCAAATAATGATAATGTTACTTATTTAATTTCAACTGCAATATCTGTTATACTTTTTATTATGATGCTTATAGTAGTTTACACATCTAAAAATAATAGTAATGATCCCATAATTGCTATTGTATTGGTTTCAATATTTTCATTTTTAATAATTTATTTTTTATTTTATAATTATGTTTCAGAGTTTTTAAAATCAGCACAAAAATTAAAGAATGTTTCAATTATAACTATTTATATTTTGTGTTTGGTATTCTTATTTACAGTTTTATCAAAAGAATACAGCGATCAATATGCACATATAATTTTGCCAATTATATTATCAATTGGATTTTATTTGTTTTATAATGCATTTTCTGTTAATATTGATTTAGAAAAAAGTAAAGATGATTATAGTATTGATTTCATAAGAATAAATTATGTTTTGATTTTTCTACTTTTGTTTATTTTTATGGTTATTATGTATGCTGCTAACCCAGGTGGATATATTACTAGTTTTGCTTGGATAGAGTTAATGGTTATTTTTACATTAACTATAGTTACGATAATGTATATTCGTGATGTGATGAAAACCAAGTCTGATAAGGACATAAGTGAAACAAACCCAAGAGAATCTGGGTTTCTGTATAATCTTTTAAGAATTCTTTCAGGTGTAGTTTATACAGGAATTGTTGTTGCAGTAATTGCAATGTATGTACAACATCCGTCAGACCCAGTTTCTATTACTTGTTTAGTTCTTACATCAATTACAACATTTTCTATTTTGGGGTTTTTATTTTACAAAAATTTTATTAAATACAAGGACCCATCCAATGCTCCACCGGTAGAGAAATCTTCTGGTATGAAGATTCTTGGAATTGCAAATATTTTTACAATCATTTCAACTATCTATCTTTTTGTATCATCAATAGCCTTTATAATACCATTAGTTTTTCCAATATTGTTAACAGATAATTTTATAACTGATAAAAATGTTAAAAGTTCATTTGTATTTATTTTATTGATTTTGTTTTTTATTTTTTGGCTTATTTCATTTATTAAAAGTTTATTTTTTAATATAAAAACAGACCCAAACGCGATAAAGGAAATTCAAGAAAGTTTAACATATTACAACAAATCTCTTCAAATGATATTTATTGTTCTTATGGCAATTACTGCAATATTTACATTGCTTTATCTAATTGTATCATTTTATCAAAATATTATGTCAACATCAACTATTGGCATTGGATTATTATATTTATTTATTTTTATTATAGTTTCTATTCTAATTTATAAATTAGTAACCAAGTCCGAAGTTTACAAGGAAAGTCCATTATTTCAATTGGTATTTAATTCATTTTTTTATATTCCTTGTATTATTGTTGCATTTTTTGACAGGATTATGCATAATATTCCAAAGGGTACGTCTAGTACTGCATCTGGTACCACAAGTGTTGCTTCTAGTATAACATCCGGTGTAACATCCGGAATATCTTCTATTAAAAAAAGTGCTTCTGAACCAACTCCATTGTCGTATTATATAGTTTTGATAATTAGTGTATTGCTCTTTATTGTTTATTTTACATACCCATATTTTACCAAAAGATTCTCTCAACAAGGGGGTATGATATTAGTAAATCGTCCAATCCAAATCAAAAATATAACCAGTCTTGCATCATATGAACAGTTAAATAACAGTAATGATACATTTAAATATCAATACGGTCTTTCCTTTTGGGTATATATAGATAGTGCAAGTCCTAGCACGAATAAATCATATGAAACATATGCAACAATATTAGATTATGGAGGTAAACCCAGAGTTTCTTATAATGCATCATTGAATACGTTAAGAATAACAATGAATATATCAGATTCTTCAACAAGTGAAGAAGATATTTCTAGTAGATTTACTAAACGAGACCTTGATGGTGATGGCAATATTATTATATATGAAAAACGTGATGTTTTATTACAGAAATGGAATAATATTATTTTTAATTATAGTGGTGGAACACTTGATGTATTTTATAATGGCGAGTTAGCTAAATCTAGCATTGGAATAATTCCTTATATGAATTATGATAATTTAGTTGTTGGGCAAGATGAAGGACTCTATGGGCAAATATGTAATGTGAACTACTTTAAGGATTCATTGAATATTTTTCAAATAAATTATTTATATAAATCTGTAAAGGATTATACACCTCCAGTATTAATGTCAGATGACACAATTCTAAATTTAGATTCTAGCGTTGGAACTGGAAATATATTAGGTGAATCAGCGATAATGACAGATTTGCCTAATTCTGCGACAGATACTAGCGGCGATGAAAAGACAGAAAATGATTTAGGTGAGTTGCTTCATACAGATAATGCTGAAACAGGATACTTGTCATTAAAATGGTATTTTAATGCAAACGGCGATAAATATAATTAATTAATTTTTATAATCTATTTAGAACAAATAAATGATAGAATTTTAGAAAAATTCTATTATTATATTATATTATGAATATTGGGAGTGTACTACTTATTGTATGCATAATTATATTATTATATATAGCAGTAAGATATATAGTAAATGATGTTAATACCTTAACTGGAGTTACTAGTGCTACAACTATGCAAACTATTGAAGCATCTAGTCTTGCAAGTGATACTACAGGAACAAATCAAAGTAACTTTGCATATTCTATTTGGTTTAATATTGATGACTGGAATTATAGATATGGAGAACCTAAGGTCATATTTGGACGTATGGCTGCAGCGACTGCTGTTGAAACTGGGACAGCAACCGGAGTTAGTGGATTAGACCCTTGCCCTTTGGTTGCTTTAGGACCTATTCAAAATAATATTAATATATCTTTGGCTGTTTTTCCTGGTTCTGATGCAACAGATCCTACATCTGATGACATTAAAACCCCAACTGGTGCAATAATACATACTTGCAATGTATCAAATATTCCTATTCAAAAATGGGTTAATTTATTAATCAGTGTTTACGGAAGAACATTAGATGTTTATATTGATGGTAAATTAGTAAAAACTTGTGTATTACCAGGAACTGCCAAAATTAATCAAGACGCAAACGTATATGTTACACCTAAGGGTGGGTTTGCTGGATGGACTGCAAAATTCCAATATTATCCTTATGCTATGGATCCTCAAGGAGCTTGGGATATTTATAAAAAGGGATATGGTGAAGGCTGGTTGTCTAGCATATTTGGTAAATATCAAGTTAAAGTATCATTTTTGGAAAATGGAACTGAAAGTAACAGTTTCACAATTTAACCAATAACCTTTTCTTATAATATATATATATGTTTAATTCACAAAATAATACAGCAGGAATGTTTGGTTCACCAAATAATTCAAGAGGAATGTTCGGTTCATCAAATAATTCAGGGGGGACATTCGGATCATCTAGAAATGCAAGTGGTTTTAGTTCTGGAACAAGTGGAAGCGGGGGATTTAGCGATTTTATGAACTCTAATAGTTTAGTTGCAAAGATATCTTTTCTTTTATTAGCAATATTCATGTTTGTTATAATATTACAATTTTCTATAACATTTATAGTTTGGTTAGGAACACCATCTGGTTCACCACATTTAATTGATGGTATGGTTGATGCAAAGCAAATGATGGTCATACCTCAAGACCCTAATTCAGAAGGTGCAAAAACCGTAATTCGCTCTACAAATACACCTGATGGCATTGAATTTACCTGGTCTGTTTGGATTTTTATTGACGATTTAACATATAATGCCGGAAAATATCGTCATATTTTCCACAAGGGTAATAATGATTTTACCAATTCTGAAGAACTCGGTTTAAATTTCCCAAATAATGCACCTGGTTTATATCTATCCCCACATTCTAATGAACTTACGGTTGTAATGAATACCTTTGACGTTATAAACCAAGAAATTAAGATACCTGATATTCCATTAAATAAATGGGTAAACGTAATGATTCGTTGTAAAAATACAACTTTAGATATTTATATAAATGGAACAATTACAAAAAGCACTAAATTAATTGGAGTTCCTAAACAGAATTATGGTGATGTTTATGTTGGAGCAAATGGAGGATTTTCTGGATATATTTCAAATTTATGGTATTATAATTATGCTTTAGGGACAAATCAAATTCAAAAAATCGTTAAAAAGGGACCAAACAGAAAAATGACAGGAACTGATTCATTGAACTCTGATAATTCAAGTTATTTGTCTCTAAGATGGTTCTTTTATGGTGGACAATAATTTATTTTCCAATTATAGTTTATATGGAGCAAAGTAAAATGATTATGATAGGAGTAATTATACTCTTTTTAATTCTTATTATACGAAACATTACAGTTGTTACTGCCAAGCCAGTTCAAACTACAGAAACTACTACAGTTGTTTATAAAAATCCGGCATATAAAAACAATTATTATGTAGCACCTCCACCACCTCATTATAATTCTTACAAGGCGCAATATTACAATTAAAGATTTATTGACATATATTTTATGAATGATTAATATATGTCAAATAACGGTTACAATTATTTACCTCAACCACCAAGAGCATGGAATCGTTTTGAAAACCCTTGTGCATATTTAAATAGTTTTGTTTCTACTGATCCTCAAAAGAAAATCTATGTGCCTTTTTTTGGACAAACAATGACTGTAGCAGAATTAGCATATCGGTATGAATTATATAAAAAAGGTAATATTCTTCAATACAAAGCAAATAGTTCTAATTTAACAAAACAGCAGAGATATTCACAGATTGCTCGTGGAATGTGGACAAATAGAACTACCACTTGGGCTAGTCAATCTGAAACGTATAGCAATCCTAACACACAGAGTTTAAAACGTGTTAACTATGGAACAACATCTCTTACTGGCGGTGCTAATGCTACTTTATGTCCATCTGTTCCTCCAACTCCACTACCTGGTGTATTGCCTGTAACAGAAGACCCGAATCCTGCGAATCAACCTCCAATTATTCCACCTCCTCCTCCTGAAACTGGTGGTGCTATTGTAATGCCTCCATATGTGCCCCCTCCCGAACCTACTCCTACTGTTGCAATTCCTGATGGTGGTAGTCTTATTTGTAGTGTTGTTGAGGATTTATGTAGTGGAAAAACAAAGAATCTTACTGGTATAGTAGAATGTTCATCAACAACTACATCTGATGTTCCAGGTCAACCTCAAATATTATGTTTTAATGAAGGGTTACCTACATATTATCCTCGTGAAAATTTGAATTATGGAACATCTGGTGATAAATGGCCGGTAAACTATAAATTATTTGTTACTGCAGTCAAACCTAATACACCTGTATTATCAATAGCAGATTCAACAACCACTGTAGATAATAATGCAACTGTAGTACTATCTTGGGAATTTATTTATTGTGATAATGTTCCTATTACAAGTTTTATTTTATTTCAAAATGGTGTTATTGTTAAAGAAATAAGTTATGAGTTAAGGCGCACTTCAGTAACGAATTTACCACTTAATACAAAATTTGAGTTTTATTTAATAGCACATAGTAGTGCTTATGATTCTGAACCATCTAATGTTGTTTCTATAACAACAGGAACAGAACCTAGTCCAGGACCAACTCCTAATCCTAGTCCTACTCCTAGTCCTACTCCTGGACCAACACCTACACCAACTCCTGGACCAACACCAACGCCAACACCAACTCCTACACCAACCCCTACGCCAACCCCTACGCCAACTCCTACACCAACTCCTACACCAACACCAACACCAACGCCAACACCAACGCCAACACCAACTCCAACACCAACACCAACGCCAACACCAACTCCAACACCTACACCAGGACCAACACCTACACCAACAACTAATACTTGGAAACAAGTAAATTATATTGGATTTAATTTCTCTAATCCAACTACATTATCAAGTTATATAGATACTGCTCACATAAATGGTATAACTCATATAAACTTGGAGTTTATTTTATTAGGAGCTTTATATTCAGAAACCATTGTTTGGAATACTTTAACTCTAGCTGATACTGTTTCGGCTTGGATTAATTTATCTCAAACAGAAAAAACAAATGTTAAATCAAAATTAAGTAATTATGGAATGAAATTAATGGCTAGTTTTGGAGGGGCCACAAGTTTTAATAATGGTTCTTCTCATCATGATTTTTCTTATGTATGGACTTATTCTGAATCAAATTATTATGTTAGTTCTTCTGATTCTAATACAAAATATGAAAATATAGAAGAAAGTGCAAAAGCATTGGCAGAAGATTTGTATGAAATAATAAAAGATAATTTCTTTGATGGCATAGATTTTGACATTGAAAGTATTCCGATCTGTCGATATGAAAATAGTGATGTTAATGAAATCTTACAATCTCAAATCATTACATATTTAGGCATTTTATCAAAAACAATTAAGGATTGTCAGTCAGATTTGATTGTTAGTCATGCACCACAACCTCCATATTGGGATTCTTGGAATTATCCAAGAATATATAAAAGTTTAGAAAATGACCAACTAACTGATTCATCATATAAATATGGCGATTCTATTGATTTTTATAATTGGCAATATTATAATCAACAAAATTATTATAGCAGTGATTTTCAAATATTTGTTGATGATGGAGATGAGAAAAAGAGCGGATTTAAAGCAGCAGTTTTACAAATATACAGTGATAATTTAGATGGTTATTATAGTAATGTAACTTGTCCAATGAAAAAAATAGTGGTTGGTCGCGCAGTAGATGCAACTCAATATATAACTTGGGATGATTGGACAGCTGATATAAATTCAAAAAAAGATGGTAATGTTGAATATTTACCAATAGAGAATGAGTTATTAAAAAAATGGTTTAATGAAGCAGGTGTTATGGTATGGATTTATAATATGAATCCAAATGATGATGATACTGTAAATGACAATACAGATCAATTGGATTTTTTTAATTCTGTATCGGATTATCATTAATCATAATTATTAAGTAATTATATTAGTTTAATTTTAATAAATTATTTTAAATTTATACAATATAAATAATATGAAAATATTGATATTATTTATATATTCAAGTACTCCAATTTATGACAAAATGTTAAATATCCAAAGAAAATACATCCATAATTTTAAGGATTTTGCGGACTGTTATTTTATTCAAATGAGAGAAACCCAAGATGAAGAAACAGTAATTGAAGAAGATATTGTTTATGTAAAAGGAGAAGAAACTTATCTTAATATTTTACACAAAACAATAGTTGCATTAGAATTATTATTTAAAATTAAATATGAATTCTTTATACGTTCTAACATATCTACTATTATTGATATTCCAAAATTATTAAATTATTTAGATGATGTACCAACAGAAAACATATATACTGGTATTAGGTTTTTAACATTGAACTGGATTGACAAAATAGGAGGAATAATTGATAATTCACTTTTTGGAACAAGTTTTATATGTGGAATAAGCATTATATTATCAAATGATGTTTTGTATTCTTTATTAAGAAACAAAGATTTATTACGCAATGATATTGTAGATGATGTTTCTATTGGATTATTTATTACAAGATACTTACCAGAAGCATTTGAAAATGGTAGAAAATATCTAACAGATGGTTATACTTGTAACATAAATAAATTAAATGAACTTATTGAAGTTTGTAAAAATAACAAAATTATATTTTATAGAAATAAAGATAATTTAGATAGAAACAATGATATAATAATAATGGAATTAATATGTATAAAAATATACAGTTATAAAATAATATCCACTATTTAACTCCATCCAGTTTGATTATAATACCACAACCATATATAAAATTTTATATATTTTACGTTTTAAGGTCTCAATGTAGGGTTCATACATATTTCTTGACTAGGAAAGATGTCGCCTGACATACATTGATCATTGACTCCTACTTGAGTGCAAGTACGGAAACCGCGGTCTTCTCCAATATAACACCATCCTGCCTTACTTGTAGATTTACTAGATTGGATGCTTGATGTTGCTTCATCAGCGCTATATCCGGACTCTTTTTCTTGTTCTATAGTTTTTTGTTCTGTTTTTGCATTATTTAAACTAGAATTTAATTGTTGTTGTTGAGTATAATTTGCATTTTTAACTTGAGATGCTGTATCTTGAGCAACATCTACAGTAGTATTTATAGTTCCAGCAACAATATCAGTAGCTGCTTTTGTACCAGTAGCAGTAACATTGGTTACATCTTTAGTAGTCTCAGCAGCACCAGTTCCAATAATGGATGTAAAATATGCTGATAATTCTGCAAATACTTGTGTACCCTTTGCTAAATAAACAAAAATATTAAATCCTAATAATGCTAAAACAAGAAGTATTATAACCCAACTACTCCAACTTATATTACTAAAAAAACTCCATAAACTATCTGAACTAGTAGTAGTAGAGCTACTATTAGAACTACCTGAGTTAGCAAAGTTACTTGCACTATTTATTTTTGAACTGCTTCCGAAAAAATCACCTATAGAAGAACCCGAACTTGACTTATTAGTTGAAGCGCCCGTCAAATTATTTGAAGGATATGTATTATTCATTATAATAAAAATAAATATATTAAATTTTTATTATATTTCGCACAAGTTTGATATTGGATTTATTTATTAAATGTCAATAAATACAAAAATTGATTTAGGTCTCCTAAAATTTCGTCACGAATATTATATAGGTCACTGTTTGACATTGATTTTAAGGCAGGGTTGTTATTTAAACTCACTAAATACCCTTTGAAATCATTGATTTCTCTCTTAAACTGTTCTATAGTTGTATAATCCTTAAGAGGGATGCTCTTAACGCCAATTAAATTAACTCGATCGCCACTTTTACCTAAAAGAACTTCTACGAATTTATCAATATGATCATTTAAATTGCTATATAATTCATCTGTAGCCTTGTGAGTTGCATAACTATGAGTTTTCCAATGATACAATTTTACTGTATTCAACATAATAATGAATTTTAAAACAATTTGTTGTTCAAATTTTTGTGGGATACTACGATTTGCATTATGACCACTATTTGCATTATGACCACTATTTGCATTATGACCACTATTTGCATTATGACCACGATTTTTTCTTGTTCCACCTTTTTTCATATGTTTTCTTGAACCTTTTGGCATTATATATTAATGCAATATATTTAAATGTATGAAGTTATAATAAAAGATTTATCAGTTTATTATAAACTTTGTATGCTTTAAACGTTGCGGTTCTTGTTCTTGCGGCAAAAAGAACGTTTTGTTCCAGTTGCATATTTGCACCCTTGAGTTCTATTGCAATTACGTCCTCTACGTCCACGGCATTTAGATGCCTTAACGCGCTGTCTATAAATAGACTTACGAGTTTTAGAAAGTAAATGAGCTCTGCGAGTAATTGCCATTATATATTATATATTATATATATAAAATATATTTTTTCTAAATTGTTGGAATGAAAGTCTCTCCAAATGTATTCATTTTTTCCAATTTATCAATTGTTTTATCTAGATTTGATTTCCCAACATTATTGAAAAGATAATCTGTGTTTGGAGCGTGTTCATTTTTTTTAATTTGTTTATAAATCGCATCTATTTTTTTTACTATTGAGCCGACAGTCTCTTTTTCTCTCAATAGCTCTTCATTTTGATTAACATTTTCAGTAAGAATGCTGATTGCATAATAAATTATATATCTTCGTCTTTTCCCACATCCATTTGAATATTTCAGTGTAAACAAAGAGAGAAGACTATTCATCAGTTTTTTAATAAATGGATTATAATTATCAGATGCCTTTAAAAGAGCATCCCATATTAACCAAACCAAATCCATCTGATCCTTAGGATTAACCGGCATTTTCATTCTGCGACCACATTTGCATTTCTCTTTTTTTAACTTACATATACTTTCATATTCAAGAATCCATTCTACCCAATAACACGCATCAATAGTATTTTTAACATCCTTGGACAAATTATATGCCAATTCATTAACTGATATGAATAACTCCTTTGGATCTTCCGGTATAATTATTGTTTCTCCATAAGATACATTCGGAGCTTTTAGTCTATTTGCGATTTGTGTCATTTCAAAATCCTCTTTTTTCACTTTAATTTCATCAAATCTATGTTTGCGTTTTGCATAACAAATTATGCATATTATTTCACAAAAAAGGCGACGAATTTTATCACTGTTTCGCAATTTAATTTCGTGACCACTATAACCATTAGAAATTATTTCTTTGAAATTCTGGATTCTCATTTCTAAATAAATGGCTAATTTAGGATTGCCTAGGTGTATGTATTTACTATAAAACAGCAAAATGATTTCCCATAAATCACTAAAATGACCTGCACATATGAATTCAGCACTCCAATAACACGCCGGTTCTATTTTTGATTTTATTAAATTATTTAGTAATTCTTTTTTAGCATCAGATTTTTTAAATTCAGAAAAGGTTACACCTTTGAAATCTCTATTTTCTCTTATATCATTTATTTCACAATCCGACATATATTAAAAAAACATACAAAAAAATAATAAGAACAACATATATATGAAAACAATTATGAAACCTATTCGGTTTATTACAAATCTTTACAATAAATTAACTAATTGGGGGAAGGCTCTTGTTATTATTGTGATTATGCTTCTTTTTGCAATTCTATTTAATAAGCATAAGAATCAAGGAAGAGAAGGTTTTCAAGATACTAAAAGCTTTGAGTTCAAAGATGGACCACAAGTTTATGATGACTTTTATGCAAACATATATGACCATCTAGTATTCAATGATGTCAAAAATGAGTATGAAATTGGAGAAATAATTAAACAAACAAAACCAACAAGCGAAAGTATAATATTAGATATTGGTTGTGGAACTGGCAATCACGTAGCATTATTAAATCGCAGTGGATATAAAACTATTGGCATTGATAATTCTCAATCAATGATTAAAAAGGCGAAAGAGTATTACCCTGATTATGATTTTGTTCAAGGAGACGCTTTAAATGCAATGGAATTCCAACCTAGTAGTTTTACACATATTATTTGTATGTATTTTACGATCTATTATTTAAAAGATAAAATGTTATTTTTCAATAATTGCATCAAATGGCTTATGCCTGGTGGTTATCTAGTAGTTCACGTTGTTGATCGTGACGAATTTGATCCAATTCTACCTCCTGCAAATCCATTATTAATGTTGACTCCACAACGTTACGCAAAAGAACGTATAACTACTAGTTCAGTTGTATTTGATAGTTTCAAATATAATGCTAATTTTGAGTATGATAAAAAAAATAATAGTGCCAAGTTTATTGAAAAGTTCAAAAATAAAGAGAGTGGTAAGGTTTTTAGAAAACAAGAACATAAATTTTATATGGAACCTGAAAGTGTAATAATATCAAATGCAAAAGATGCAGGATTTATTGTATTAGGAAAGATAGACTTAATTAGTTCTGGTTATGAATATCAATATTTATATGTATTACAAAAACCAGAATAAATTATTATTACATTCGTTTTGTATCATAATCAATATTTTTTTTATTTAATTTATCTAACAAATACAATTCAGAAATTATACTTTTTTCTTTAGAATAACTCATTAAATCATCAAATAATTTTCCATAATACAATATAGTATCTATTTTTCCAATACAAAATCTGTCATTACATCCTATATATGAGTCCTTTTGTGGAATTATAATATTATTATCATTTAGTTCATTAAAATAATTTATGTCTATTTTATTTTTAAGTAACAATTCTGGTCTTATTATTATAGCATAATCGTATTCATCTTTGTAATTTTCAAAAAGCAAAACTATTTTTTTCTTTGAATATAAAGCCAAACACATATTTCTAATTAAATATTTTATAGTATTCTGACTTAATCCACTGAATCCACCCCAGTTACCTAATTTTGAATAATAATCATCAAAATTTATAGAATTTATTACATCATCTTGATTATCAAATATATAAAATTTTGGATTTAATAAACCTTCAACATCTTCATTAATATAATTATCTGTATGTTCACGTGACCATATATTATGATAAGCCCCATTAATTTTATAAGTATGTATAAAAATATCATAATTTATTAAACCTTTATCCAAAGGAGTAAATAAGTTTTCTTTTATAGAGTTAATTGTTTTTTTTAAACTTCTCGTTAATCCAAAAAAAATTATTGCAACCTTTTTATTTTCCATTTTACTTAGTATATTATAATTTATTATAATATATTATAAATTATAAAATGCCTTACGGAAACTTTTATTATGGAAAAGATGGTTTTCAATATAAAAAAAATAGTGGCGGTGGAGTTAAACGTAATTATTCTCTTGATTTAATGTCTAATCAACCACAGGAATTAAATAATAAGTATGTACCCGGTTCTGGTGTAGGTGCAACTAATATTTCTAATCGTCGCGCAATGTTAAATCACGCAACCAGTTGTTATGGATATAAATGTGGCAATTCTAATTATTTAGCAACAGCGCCACCACCACCAATAGTAAATAGCGCTATTGCAAAAAAAGATAATACAATTCAGTTTGTTTGGACTCAAGAATCTGCTGGAGGAAGTCCAATATTATTTTTTAATATTAATATTGTATAAGTTATTACAAATAATTAAAATAAGTAAAATAATATATGAGTGTGCCTATAAAAATAAATGGAATAGATGTTGGATATGCAACTCTTATAAGTACAAATGGTGTTAAAAAAACATATACATATACTATTAATAATATTGATACTAGTGTGCCACATTTTTTTAATATTTCAGCGACAAATAAATATGGCACTTCAAAACTTCCACCAACGCCATATCTAATACCTCCTGTACAACCAACTCCTAGTCCAACTCCTACGCCAGGTCCAAGTCCTACGCCAGGTCCAACTCCTACACCAACACCTACACCAACACCTACACCAACTCCAACACCAACTCCAACACCTAGTCCAACGCCAGGCCCAATACCTACACCAACTCCTACACCAACACCAACTCCAACACCAGGACCTACACCAACCCCTACTCCAACTCCAACGCCAACACCAACACCAACACCAAGTCCTACTCCAACACCAACACCTACTCCAACTCCAACACCAGGACCTACACCAACCCCTACTCCAACTCCAACGCCAACACCAACACCAACGCCAACACCAACTCCTACTCCTACTCCTACTC